TGCACGTGCGCAGGTGGGCGGTTTTCACGTGCGACGATGGGTATGCTTCGCGGCTCGCGCAAGACACCCCATTTGGGTGGGCTTTCATTCGTAAGGGTGTCTGGATAAAGCCAGGGGCGGCTCCTCAATTTACAGGGGATAGGCCAGGGCAGGGGTGGGAGTCGATCGTCTTTTTACATCGTGTCCAGCACAAGCTTTGCCCACCGCACATGCGCATCAAATGGAACGGTGGGGGTAGAGATTCACCTTTCCGTCTTCCACAAGAGCATCAAGTGCGCCACGCGATACACGCCTCTCCGCCCAGAGCTGGGTTAATGGAACCAAGCTGAACGCTTTTTTTGAGGCTCATAAGGGTTCACGGCCATTCGATGATTACCAGGTCTACTACGCATTGGAGATGTACCAAACGGACGAGTCTGTGGAAGCGTTTGGTTGGCTTTGATCCTGTGCCTGAAAATGGTGCAGCAGAGCGTTGCAAAGACAAGATGCCTCTGTTTCGAAGTTTGGTGGAGTGCCCACGTTGTCACACGCAGGTGGAAGAAGCTCATCTGACAGAGCAGGGGTGCGTTCTTTGTAGACCCTTTCCGAGCGCAAAGCCCTGGCCATGACTGCGCCAGAAATCGATTCAGAAGGCTGGACCAAGCACGAAGGACGTTACGAGCGGGTGCTTATTATGGGCCCTGAAAGTCGCCTGCTCGCTTCAATCACGCTGCATGGTGGCGTGGCTTTCAAGGCGCACATTCATCTGGTTGAAGATCAGTACACGAGCGCAGGGACAAAATTCTTCGCGTCCAAGACCTTGCTCTGGGAAAGCAGCAAGGTATCGGGGGTGTACGCTGCGTTTCTGTTGGCCGAGGAGCAGTTGCCCGTGTTGGAGTCGGCGCTGCGGCTTGGAGGAAAGATTTCGTGAGCGACGACAACCTCATCACCCAATTTGAGCAGATGCTCATGGTGCTGGAGCAGTTTCGCCTCAGCGATGGGTTGGAGGTACGCAGCCATGTGCACGGGTGGGTTATCTCACTGCCAAACGTTGCGAGCAGGGCTTTCCTGACGAGAATTCCCGGGGGTTTTGGATGGAGCTCGAAGGGGGCGGCACAGCGGCGCCACCAGTGCGCTGACAATGCGCTCGCTGAGATCCGGCAATTTCTCTTCACGCAGGACGCGGTGCGGAGGTTGTTGCCATGATCAACCTTTGGGGGTGGGACTGGGATTTACTGCGCTCGTTTCACACGGGTGTAAACCTCTCTTTTTCGATTGGAAACGGCCCCCCAGATCGTCCTGGCAGTGGAGATTGCTCGATCATTTTTCAGGTCAAGCGCCATGGGGACTACCGGTTTGAGCGCTCGTTACCTGCGCCAGGGACTGAAGGCGTGGTAGTCATCAAACTGGGGGTGCGTAAAGGGGTTGGGTACATTGAAGGGCACCCAGAGGAATTCCTCGACGCAGAAGCCTTCGAGGCAGCGATTCACAGGGTGTTGTGTGCAGCGGAAGCCACCCTACGGCTCGCATGAGGGTCACGCGCCCCCAGTACAAGAAGCTGATCAGGAGCGGGTGGGGAGAGATGCGTCGCTCAACGCAGGAGCGATCGTTCGAGAAAAGCATTGGGAAAGGAAACGGGTTTACGCCATGGCTCCATGCGACCATCACAGCGAATATGCGAAACGGGCTCGCGACTGAGCCCTCGTGGATCGCGTTGATCTACGTCTGTAACCCCTCGAGGTTGAATGACGACAATTCGCACTTCTGGAACGTGAAGACCCTCTGGGAGCGGAAAATTCTCGTCATCGCGGGCAAGGTAGAAGAGGAGATGGCCCGACTTGAAACAGCTCTGCGTTTGGGGTGGAGGCCGTGAGTCGAAAACTCGTTGCGTACAGAATTGATGTTGAACCAAGTCCCAGTACCAGAAAATGCTGGTACGTGAGCCTGCTCGCTGCGGTGCGATCGGATCGCCCTAAGTTTGGGCACTCGGAGCAGCACGGCACGTTTACGGTGATGGTGAAGCGAAAGGGTCAGCAGTGGCGGGTGCACGAGGTGTATCCGAACGTCCCCACCGGAGCGCGCCACATTCTGGAGCTGCATTCCTCCAGTAAGGAAGAACTGATTGGGCTCGTCCAAGGCGCGATGCAGGCTTATCTTGCAGCCTTGATGCTGGGGTATTCGAACGAGTGGAAGCCCCGATGAGCGGGGAGAGCGCACTGCAAAGGTCCGAACAGGGTGGACCGGCGCGTCGCTCCCGTTTGGTTGTTTTTGTTCTGAAATACTATCTCGTTCCAAAAAAGGTGCTCGATTTCAACCTCGTTCCGGTGCGGCACACGCTCGGTTGCAACGTCGCGTTCAAGGCAAGCCGGGGTTGGTACGTTTGGCGCGCCAGAGGAGGCCACAAAATCCTCACACAGCGGTTGGCCTCGCAGGAGGCAGCCGAACGTTGGGCTGAGGACTGGTTACGTTCTCAGGAGGCGCACCACCGCTTGACCGGTGAGCTGCCCAAGGGCGTTTGGGCGTTTTGATGGGTGACGTGATCTCCTCGGTGCCAGAGATAAGAACTCGGTCCTGCAGGCAACATGGGCTGAGGTGCTGGCGGCTTACCTTGTCGAGTACATTTTGGTACTACGAAGTGCACGTCGCGATGCGCTTGGATCGACTGTGGGTGCTGCTGCCTTCGATCAGCTCGAACCCGATTCCCGGGACGCGGTGCTTCACTGAAAAGCGGGAGGCAGAAGCCATCGTCGCGGGGAAGGAATGGCTCCGCATCCAAGAATGCCTGGGGCGGTTGGGCGCATGATTCTCCGTGGAATGGAGGTTGATATGTACCACGGCATGAATCGCGATCGACCGCTGGGAATTGCCCACTACCACACCACGCCCGACATCAAAGAGGGTGGCATGATGGAGCTCACCACCGTCTTCAACACCATCGACTACCGCGTGTACACGATCTTCGTGCGCCGACAGGTCAGCGGTAACTGGGTCATCACCGAGCAGTTTCGCCCCACCGAAATCGGCACGTTCCCGAAATACCCGGGCACCTTTTTCTACTTCGACGAGGAGAGCGCCAAGAAAGAGGCGGAGCGCTTGTTGTACGCCTGGGAAGCCGCAGACAGGCTCTCCCCCGGGGACCACGCAAAGAACGCATAGCCCGATGAACAGTCTCGCACGCATTCGTTTGTTTAAGGTCACCCCCGATTTCTACCGGGTCGAGCTTTTCATCACGAATGGGTCCATCAGCTCGTTCCGTTCAGAGGCGCTGCTGGTGAAGCGCATGAACCTTTTCGCTCCTCATTGGAGGGTAGAGTGGGTTCCAGGGGCAGAATGGCTGTCGTTGGGAGACGCCATCAAATGCGCCTGGGCACACCTGCAGGCGCGTGACGCGCAGTATCGCCTCACCGGGGAGTACGTCCGGTGAGCTTGGACTTCAGGGTCAAAAAAGTCGAAGGCCACTGGTGGGAAGAAAAGTGGGATGTCTGGCTGCACGTGCATTCCGCGCATTCTGGGAGGGTGGTGCGCTCTTACGGAATGCGGATCGACAGGGTGCCACGCAGCGAAGGGCTCCGGTTCCGCCTAAAAGACCGTGGTGGTGGCCAAAAGGTCTGGGAGGAGTATTCGATTCTTGAGCTCGCCATCGTCGGGGCCAAGGAGATGCTGCTGGCTCGTGAGACGCAGTTTTTGCTGGTTGGGGGGAGGGGCGATGAAGTCCTCTGAAACGGTTCCATGACGACTCCGGTTTCGACGGAATTCCGCCTGCAGGAAATCGAGCGTCACAATGGCCCCAGGGCGTGGGCCGTCTCGCTGGACGTTTACCAAGGGCACCCTGATGACCTCGTCTTGGGACTTCGTCATTTCACGGTTTACATCGAAGAAAACCGCAGCATCGCGATGGGGTATTGGCTGAAACGGGACATGGGCCTCTGGAGTGCTGGCCGGACCTTGGGGTACTCCGCCACGTTCGAAGGCGCCCAAATCGAGGCCAGAAAGTTGCTTCAATCCCAGCATGCTGCACACATGCTGACGGGCGTTCCCGAGGGCAGCACGAGCACCACCTGGTGGGACGACCTGTGAAGTCGGTTAACCCCAGGGTATACGCCCAGCACTCGAACGCACGCCTGGCAGAGGTACGAAGCAAATTGAGCGTACAATCACGCACCAACGCCCACACGCTCATCTCCGAGACGGTGCTGGCCCCCAACATCACCATGCGCCATTTCCAGCCCCGTGGAGGCATCTGGGAGCGCTTGAGGGAGAAGGGGGTAGTCCATGACCTGGAAGGGACCGAGATCTTCGTCATAACGCTGTCTGTGGCCGCCACAGAGGATTACGCGAGCCAGGTACGCCTGGCAGACTCCTGGCCCAACCCCCAAGGTGAGCCAGGAGCCTTCTACGAGTGCTCTGTGCGGCGTATGACTGAGCCCGGGCCCTACTCGTGGGCGGTGGAATGGTTGATGGGGGACGACCGGCAATTGTCCCTATTCGCCACTTTCATCGCTGCCAGGGAGTACGCCGTCACCGAGCTACAGCGCTGGGATTGTACAAGAAGGCTAATTGGCCGAACCCCCGACCAATCCGGGGAGCCCGGTACCGCACCCTAATTAGACACTCTGGCGCATTAGCCATCGAGAAGACCTCCCACCCTCACCCGGGGTGTGCTATCAATTGTCCAAAGGCGACAATTAGCCGCCCATACGAGAGAGGGTACGTTGGCCAAGCTGGACCACTCCTTCAATAAATACAAGCACTTCCCCCGACTGTACAATTACCTGTCTAATTACAGGGGGGAGTCCTGAATGGGAAACAAGCCCCGTACCAAGGAATTGTACAACCAAGTTTTGGCTGCCGCGCGCATCCACCGAGACCAGCATGGGAAGGTGGCTCGCCAGATAGGAATCCACCGCCACACGGTGCGTGCCCTGTGGGAGAAAGGGTGGCCCGACAAGGTGGGCTGCATCCCCATCAGCGAGCAAATCAAGATGGACGAGATCTTGGTGCGCTCGGCACGCACTGGGGCAGACCCAGAGGACCAGGTGGACGTAGCCCGGCAGGTGCTGACCACCACTCTCGATGCTGCCCGCCTGGATGCCCTCGACGCAGCAGACCTCTTGGGGAAGGCAGCCAAGAAGGCGAAGGAGCTCGAAGACAGGGCACAGGCCACCCTGAAGGAAGCCCAGGACAAACTCGACGAGGTCACCAAGCTGGTGGACGCCAAGACCTTCGAGGCAGAGCGCACCGCCAAGATCACCCTCGCCAACGCAGAGATTCAGGCCAAGCAGGAGCTGGCCAAGATTCTCCAACGGGCCAAGGTGGACGCCGCTGAAACGTTAGCTGACGAAGCGAACGCAGCTAAGTTCGGGCGGAAGGCAGCCTTCGCGGCCACCGTCATCGCGGCGATGCTCCTGAAAGATGCTCAGGTCATCGCCAACAGCCTGCGCACCGCCCTGGGGGACATCTCCAAGCTTTCCCCCAGGGAAGCAATGCGCACTGCGCGGGAAATGGTGCGCTTGGTGGAGTCGGCGGAGAAGGCCCTCATTTTGTCGTTCCAAGCTGAGCGCCTGCGCCTCAACCAACCCACCGAAGTCATCGGTGTGGCCAGCATGGATGCCTCGCTGGAGTCGCGTGAGCTGAAGCTGCGCGTCATTCAGCGCTCGCTCGCCAAAGAGCGGGCAAAGCTCGAACTCGTGAAGGTGGAGGAAGCCCCCAATGGCGACGTTGTCAGTACCGGAGATCGAGCAGCTGGCGCTGGGGCCAATCAATAACAGCTGGCCTGCAGGACACCCCCCGCCCCTCGACTTTGAGCCGGACATCGACGGGCCGGAGCAGAACTCGATTCTCGACCACGAGCTCATCAACCGGGCCCGGGTGGACATCGATGCATTTGTCACTGTCGTCATGCGTGACGAGCAAACGGGGGACCCCCTGGAGCAGGCTCCTGTCCACGCAGCGTGGCATGGCCTGGCAGACGATAACGAGCGCCTGCTGATCTGGAGCGCAATCGAGCACGGGAAGACGACGCAAATGTCGGTGGCCCGGGCCCTGTGGCTCCTGGGGGTGGATCCGACGCTGCGTATCGCCATCGTTTCCAACACGGCAATGCAGGCAGAGAAGGTGCTGCGCTCCATCAAGCGGTACATCGAGACCAGCGCTGAGCTCCACGCGGTGTTCCCCGAGCTCAAGCCCACGTCGGACCAGTGGACGAGTCGGGCCATCACTGTGAAGCGCCCCACCATGTCCAAGGACCCCAGCATCCAGACGCTGGGCATCCACGGCAACATCTTGGGCTCGCGCGTTGACTACCTCATCATCGACGACTTGCTCGACGTGGAGAACACCGCCACGGCAGCCTCCCGCGAGAAGTGCTTCCAGTGGGTGCAGGCTTCCTGCTTGGGCCGTCTCACAGAGCGCGGGCGCGTGGTGGTGGTGGGCACGGCATTCCACCCCGACGATGCTCTGCACAAGCTGGCACGGCTCCCAGGCTTCAAAGCGTTCCGTTACCCAGTGCTGAACGACGAGGGTAGCCCGCGTTGGCCAGAACGTTGGAGCATCGAGCGCATTCAGAAGACGCGAGACACCCTGGGGCCTCTGGAATTCGCTCGCCAGTTGCTCTGCGTGGCGCGCTCCGATGACGAAGCCCGCTTCAAGAAAGAGTGGATCGACTGGTGCCTGCGCCGTGGAGAGGGCAAGCAGCTCGTCTACGGCATGGACAAGCTGCCGCCGCACTTCAAAACGTACACGGGGGTGGACTTGGCGGTGCAGCAGAAAGACGCCAGTGACAGCACCTGTCTCTTCACGATTGCCGTGCACCCACAGGGGGACCGAGAAATTCTGAACATCGAGTCAGGCAAGTGGAGCGGGCCTGAAATCGTCAGTCGCATCATCGACACGCACCGCAGGTACATGAGCATTTGCATCGTGGAGAACAACGCTGCCCAGGACTTCATCATCCAGTTTGCGCGCGGAGCATTCGCGGTGCCTATTAAGCCTTTCACCACGGGGCGCAACAAGGCCCACCCCGAGTTCGGCATCGAATCGATTGCCGCTGAGATGGCCGGGCGGAAGTGGATCATCCCCAGCAAAGGGGGGCACCCATCGCACCCTGAGATTCACCAGTGGGTGCAGGAGATGTTGTTCTATCAGCCCACCGCCCACACGGGGGACAGGCTCATGGCTTCCTGGTTCGCTCGTGAGGGAGCTCGCCTGGCGACGCAGCGGGTGGAGTCTGGCCGCATCGACGTTTTGAGCCGATGAACCGTGGGCGCCACCGCAGGTACGTTTGGCTGGTGTGGGTGCGCCCGCACTTCAGCTACCGGCCACCCTCCAGGCACTTGGTGTCGTTGCATTACGTGCGCTGGGCGATGTACCTGCAGCACAGCTTAGGCAAGTTCACCCCACGTCGTAGCCAGGCCCGCCAAAGGGCCTACGAATGGCGCCAGGTGGCCGAAGGGCAGTGGGCCATGGTAGCCACGGGGTGGCGGAAAACGATGGCCCCAGCGGGCAAGGAGGGCCTGTGAAGGTCATTCGCTGGTGGGAGGAGGACAAGTGGGGCAAGCACTTGCTCTGGGTCTGGCAGGAGGCTCCTCTGGGGGATTCCCATCGTTGGGTGTGCGCTTGGGTAGAGCAGCTGCCTGAAGGGTGGCGCTGTTACGCGCGTGCCGATTTCCACTCCGACTCGCCGCATCAGTCCTTCGTTGTGAAGGGCTCGTTTGAGCATGCCAAGCGAAAGGCTGCTGCTCAGGCCAAAGTGCTCCAAGCCGCTTTCCGTTTGGGCGCGCATGTCTAAGGGAAAATTCATGCGCCTTGGGGCAATGGGAAGGGTATGGCCTACAAGTGGTATGCGCATTTTTACGATTCCGATCAGCCTGAATACGTATTGGTGGAGGAGGTTGGGGAAAATGCAGGCAGACGGCGTGCTTCGATAATTCAAATCAATAAGGCTTGGTGGTGCGAGATCATGAGCCCGCGTCGTCAGACCGTTTCGTTTTTCAGTCGCGGGTCGTTGAAGTGGGCGAAGCGCCGCGTGTGGCTCGCGTTCCAGCAATTTGACGGTGCTGAGCGGCTGACGGGTGGATGATGCGTTTCTGGTGGGAGCTTGAAGAGACTGAAAGGATGCCTCGCTGGCGCATGATGCAGGCGCCAGGCAAGCAGACTACTCGCTGTGCAACAGTGACTTGGTTAGAGGAAGAGGGCAAAAAAGGTGTGTGGCAGATCATTTTGCATGTGGGCATGCTGAACATCACCAGCACGATGTTTTTCAGCAGGGGCAATTTCAAGACGGTGATGCAGCGCACGCGGAAGGAATACCTGCGGTTAAGCGCTGCCTCGCGCTTGACGGGGACGCACTGGTGACACGCTTGGAAGGTTTGGAATGGCGGCGCATCGTAGAGTCGGGCGTTTGGACGCTGGTGGATATGAACTTGGCGCATTTGCTGAGCGGGGGCAGTCATGCGCTCGCGTGGGCTGCTTCGATGCGCCCACACCCGCTTCGCACACGCACGGGGGAGCACGTCTACTGGCAGACGACGCTGTACCTTGGAATAAAGAAGCACGAGTACACCTGTCGGGGCTCCCTCACGTGGGCCAAGCGTCGGGCCCTGCTTGAGTACCGCAAGCGCGAAGCTCAGCTGCGGCTCAAGGGGCAGTGGGTCCGCTATGGTGAAACGTGAGTCACGGGTTTGTTTGGCTCGTTGAGGCGCTGGGTAGAAAGTTAGATCCACATTGGGTCATGGTGCACGAGAAGGCCATGAATAACAGAAGCTCCTGGAGGGCCCGTGATTGGCGGGTGGAGCTCCACCCGCGCAGTGTGGGCTTCTTGATTCAGGTCTATATCGACTCAGGGAATCGAGGCACGCACTACTTCTACTGCGCAGGTTCATTGGCCTGGGCAAAGCGGCGGGGGCGGCAGATTTACCAGCGCATGGACGCGGCGAACCGTCTCAAAGGCGTTTCCGAGGAAATTTAGAGCAGCCTGGGGCAAGGGAAGGAGCAATGGCTGCTATCCCCGGTACCTACGGTGAGCTGATGGAAGAAATGGAGCACGCGCTGACGTTGGAAGGCGCAGAGCAGCAAGCCTATGTGCAGAGGCTTCTGGCGCAGAGCGGGCCTCACGCGCGGGAGAACATTGGTTACCTGACTGGGTACTTTGACCGCGAAAAGTCTTCGAAGCTGCGGGAGCTTTTCAGCGCTCCACATCCAGTGTTTGGCATGCGTCACCCGACGCCTGAGGAAGCGTTCGAGGCAGGGGTGGTGTTGGCCTCGAAGGTCATCAAGGTGCGGGCGAAGAAACCAAGAAAGGGAAGGAAGAAATGAATCCAAAGGTCATGGTGACGCAGCAGGCGGTGGTGAAAAAGGCTCCTATTCAGGTCACTGTGCCTGTGAAGCTGGTTGAGGGGTTGGAGGGCATTACGCTCGGGTTCCGCGCGGGCATGATCTCTTGCGAGCACGGTGGTGTGGCCACTGGTGCAGGGTTGGGTAACGATTGGATCCACGTCGATTGGAAGGGTAAACACTTCGCGCTTCGCGGGCTGGACCTCTTGGCTGCCGTGGTGGCCACGTTTGATCCGGAAGATGCAAAGGCGATTGCAGGGGCGGAGATCGGTGGGGGTGTCGAAGTCACCGCTGGTGTGGTTGACGTTGCAAAGCCCAAGCGTAAAAGGAAGCGATGAAAATCGACGACGAAGAAGTGGACATCCCCTTGCCTGGTGAGCGCGACATTGACGGAACGGGCGGGTTCCTTTTGATGGCGTTTGCGCTGATGGGCGGGGTGTACGCCGTCTACTGGTTGGGGGCGTGCTGTGGCTTCTGGTGAGCTCAAGTTTGCATTCGAATGGGACGGAGAGCCGCTCAGCGCCATTCGCGATCTGCTGGAGCGGTGAGGTGGGCTCCTTTGCACACCAGGAATGCTGCGGCAAGCTCCTCTGGTATCGGCATCTGGACTCCCCGCCGCATTTTTGCCCGAAGCCGAGACACCATCGCGGGGCGTGTTGGGCGGGCCTTTCTCTGCAATCGATTTTTGAAGCACTCGCAAGACGAAAGGTGAAACGTGGCAAAGCGAAAAAGTGAGACGGAGCTGATCCAGCGCGGTGTGCGCCTGGGCATCAAAGCAGCGAACGACAGGCGCCTGGTGGAGTACCGCAGGTTGGTTCAGGTCTACGGCGTGCGTGCAATCAAGGAAAGCCCTGTTTTCAAAGCGCTCTGGGACGTCGAGATGGACATGTGGAAAATCGTTGAGGGCTTGGGCAAGAAGGCAGCATGAGCGAAGAGGCGAAGCCACGCATGGTGTTCAAGGCCGAGCAAGACACTGAGGACACTGATACGTGGCGCATCAACATGCATCTTGGCGAACGTGGGTACGTGGAGGTTTGTGAAGGCCAAGCTTACGGCTTGACCTCGAAGGAGACGGCACGCATGTTCGAGGTCATCGCCAAAGCACTCAACGAGCACTACGCGGTGAACCCTTTATGAGCTCTGCGGACTGCCCACGCATGAAGCCCGAAGAGGTCATCAAATTCGCCGAGGGGTGGTTGGCGGGAACGGTATTCACCAGCGGTGATGTGCCGCAGGACCTCTGGGCGATGGTCTTTCTCCCGTTCATTTTCATGGACATCCCAGAGGGTGCTGGGTTTCTGTGGGCCTCGACTGTGGAAGATCAGCTTACCGGGCGGGCGATCAACGGCTTTCCCGTTTTCGCTTCATGCCGCTTAATGCACAAGCTCGACGTCGATGTTTGCAAAAGCGCCATCAAAAAGCTTGAAGCAGCTCGTGATGCGCTGAAGGTGGAGCTCGCCAATGGCGGATGAAAACGGCGCTGCCACCATTCACCTGAGCCGGTCGGTCTACGACAACGTTGTCGCTGGAGCCAAGCGCGCGGGGAGACTTGAAGCGCTCGGTGACGTGAAGGACTTCATCAAAAACTGCAAGCAGGTGGTAGGCACGGCGCAAGAGAGGGACTTCGCCGACTACATCATCGCCAAGCTTGGTCAGATGGAGAAAGACCTGTGAGCCCGGTTCGCGGAGAAGTCGAAGGGGACGAGTGCCCCGTCTGCAACAACTGCCTCGATTTGGAAGGCGAGTTTCACGAGGGCTCTGAAGTCGAATGCGAATGCGGTGCGCTGTTGGAGATCACTGACGTTCAGGCTGTGTACACGGTCAGAATGGGTGTGCTCACGCTGCCAGAGAAGGAAAAGGAAACGTGAGCATCCGATTGGCGTTGGAGTGCGACAGCTGCGGCATTTCTCTGCACGACGCTTCAAACCCAGTGTCACGGCGTACCCCCCGGGCTGACCACTTTCGGGCTCGCGCAGAGCGGGAGGGTTGGGCGACCCAATCCATGGGCCTGGATAACCTGGGCACGTCAGGCCCCTCAGATTACTGCCAGCGCTGTGTGAAGGAGCGTTCGGCGGGGAGGGACCGAAAGGTATGATGGATCTGTATTGGCACTGCCTGAAGTGTGGCGCACATGAACTTGTGCAGCCTACAGGTGGCGACGAGAAGTATGTGCTTGGGGACAAAGAGAAATGCATCGAGTGTGGTGATGGAATGGCACATGTTGTAACGCTTCGAATGGGGGCGGCTTACGAACAGGGACGAGCGCTCGGCATGAGCGTTAAAGCAGCCTGGGCACGCGCGCAGAGCATCAAATGATGCTGAAGCTCGTCGTGCGCTCTTGGGAGAATGACTGGTACACCATTCAGCGGTGGGTGATGGAAGGCGAGCACCGCGAGTGGATGGAGCGGGTGGACGAGCACGGCATGACGTTGCGGGATTCGACGCGCATCTCCGATGCTGACATTGAAGGGTACTTGGTCGAGTTCAAGCAGCTCGCGCAGGCGATTCGTTCTAGGGGCTCCGCACACTTCAAGCGGTGCGCTGTCGAGGTGATTGGCGAATACGCTTATTTCTGGTCCCCACGCAATTCGCAGATCCGCGCAGGTGTGCACTTGGATGTGGCCGATGACTTGGCTACCCAAATTGAGGCCCTGGCGTGACTGCCCGCTGCGTGATGGTGGGCCGAGAAGACCAGCCTCCTCAGTCGTGGTGTGGGCGCAAGCTCAGTGGGCGGGAGTGGTACTTCACCAATGAGTCCCACGCGCTCGTGTACTTCAAGAACGCAGATGGGGTGACTGGCATTGCCCCCTGCAAGAAGTGCTTGCGCGCAATGGTGGAACTCCTGGAGAAGACACTCGCTTTTTAGCCTTCTGGAAAAAAGTGCCTACTCAGGGCAAGAGGGTAGGCATGTCAGAAAAACAACCGAAATACCTCCCAGTCGCAAAGGCAGCCGTGTTGGTGAAGCGCACTCCCAGCGTGGTGTACGCGTGGATCAAACGTGGACAACTGAAGCAAAACCGCAGTGGAAAGGTTGCGCGTGAAGACGTTCTGCGCGTGGACCATACGCAGCCGCGTCGGGCACCAACGCAAGAAGAAGCGGCGGTGCATCCGGTGATGGCGCGTGAACACTCCGACAACGCTGCTTTGAAGCAAATTGCCGTAGAGCGCCTAGACGAGCTCCGAGCAGAGAAGGTTGCTGAGCTTCTTGCCATCATTGATCCGGGTACGCGGGTGGACGCGGAGACGGTGCGTATTGTTGTGGCCCTTGACGCGCATATGAAGAAGCAGGGGGCGTAAAAATGTCGATCGTCAGCAAGAAAGTTGGCCCGGGCACTTTCCCCACCGACTTCGATTACCACCAGATGGTGGGTGAGTATTCGGTGTACAGCTGGTGCCCGACGCCTGACGGCACGGGGCCCGCGACGCAGGTGCACCTGCATTTCCACACGGACCTGGGCAAAATCGCGGTGCGCTTGAAATCGGCGCGTGCCTGCGACGAGCTGATCAAGGTCCTGCAGGAGCACCGCGAAGACGTGTGGGGGAAGCCTTGAAGAAAAAGAAAAAGAGACGGTTAAGTTGGCACAAGATGTTGGGCGGTAGTGACGGTGACGAAGGCGTTTGGACCCACAACGAGTATATGGTCTGTGTTCAGCAGACTCACGACGGCAAGTGGTACTACTCCTGGGATGGCATCAATGCCCACATTACAGATGGTGAAATTTATGGGGGCTTCCTTACACGTGGTGAGGCTCAACGCGCAGCAATGAAGAACATCGCCGTCGCTGACGCTGTTGGTAGGCTTAGCGATGGAGAGTCCCCGTTTCGACGGTTTGACGATTGATGCCTCCACCGCGTCCGGTCTGCACCAACATGCGAGAGCTGTTGGAAGTGCTTGCCCAGATGCGTGAATGGCGCAACGCAGGCATGACGGACAAGGAGATCTCCGCCCGCATTTACATGCGATGGGTGAAGCCTCGAGAAGCGTTTTACAAAGCCCTGCGGGATGCGAAGAAGGAGCAACGGTGAGCGAGGAGAGGGTATTCGACGACGATCCGAATCTCACAGCCCGAGCACGCTTGAAGTATGTGCTCAAAGACATACAAGACACGTTCGAGGTTGTGGAGCAGGACAACGACTTCTTGCTGCTCGTTTTGATGCACGTGCTGCAGGTCTTCGGGCAAATCGCGCGTGGTTCAGTACAAGACGGCGGGCGATTAATCGCTCACATTGAAGAAGTGCTCCGCAGGAAGCACGTGCTGAAGCGCGTGCAGATCCTGGAAGCCAAGCAGCGTTTGACGGGGAACCACGCAGAGCTGAAGCCTTTCGTCGCCATTGAGCCTGCTGTGGTGGAGCTGATGGACAGGACAGCGCAGGTGATTGAGAGTCTGGGCAACGCAGGTGCTGACGTGTTCCGTAACGACGATGATTCAGAGTCAGCGCGTGAGTTCCGTGGTGCGTGGATCGTTGCTCGGCATGTGCTTGAAGATCTGAATGCGGTGGTCAAGGAGTTCAAAAAATGACTGAGGAAGAGCTCCAAGAGCGCCTTGCGCGCATGCGGTCGCACAACTGGCAGGTGAAGGGCGGGTACTTCATCGGTGAGGGCAACTACAGGATCGCCATCAGTTGCACGCACAAGAAGGTTGGTGCCTGCGGCGGTTGCTATGCGCGTTTGACGAGTGCCATTGAGCTCATCAAAGAAGTGCCAGAAGCAGCAGCGTTGATCTGCTCAGAGCTGCACCAGGCACAGCTTGCAGAAGGAGCAGCCAAGCGGTTGAAGGGTGAATTTTGAATCTCTGGTGGCGCGAAGAAGGGTTCAACCCCGAAATGCTGCCACCACGTGGTCGCGTGGCTCTGTACACGGATGCGACGCGCTTCGGGTACACCTACACAGGTGTGTCGTGGGTCTGCTCGACGATCACACTGAAAGGTTATCGTCTGGGGGAGCCGCGCACACCAATCTGGAGCATCACCTGCCGCCCCAACATCGATTTGGCGGCACCCAGCTTCACAGTGACGGGCTCGCTTGCATGGGCGAAGCGTAGAGCGCGCCAGAACTTCATTCGTCAGCGCTCGGCCTTAATGCTGGGCGTAGATTTCAAACCGTGGCACCTGTGATGCAGCACATTCTCTCTGAAATTTTGCCAGCACCAGGAGCGCTCAAGCTCGTGTCGCTGTGCCAAAACGAGCGCAACGACGGTTACGACTCTTACGTCCCGGAGCCACGCTACCTGCCTTGGGTTGGCTGCCAGGCTTGCTACCGAATTTGGGTGAACTTCAGACGAGACCAAATCAAGGTGCTCAGGAAAGAATTTTTTGAGCTCGATTGGGAGGAAGCCGAATACGAGGACAACCTGTTCCACAAGCGCATACGTGAGGCTGCGGATCGGCTCAATGGGAACCACGAGGGATGAAGCTACCCATCGTCAAATACGTTCCAGAGACGATTCGGGAGTATTGCGATCGTTTGCGCTTGGCGGTGGTGCTTTACAGCGATGGAGCCCTGGCGCTGACCAGCGAGCACTCACCCTTTTTTGAAAAGGGGGTGTGGATTGAGCTAGCGCCGCGCTACCGCGATCAACTGAAGGAGCTGCAAATGCGACGCTTCAGAATTTGGCAACACCACAAGGGCTCCAAGCAGGCTTGGGATAACGAGAAGTTCTATGGGCTCTTCGAAGGCATCGAACAGGCCGCTCGTCTGATAAAGGCCAATGAAGCTGCCCAGCGCCTGACGGGCCTGTAAGGAAAGTTTCAGGGTCCTCGGGCAAGGGGTCATGTATGGACCCAACACCCCTCTCCGATTTGACCGCCAACCTCACCGATGCGCAGCGCACTCCCGAGAACCTCAAGCGCCTCTACGAGAAGCACGTTGTGCGGTACAAAGTGATGCTGCGTGCTCACATGCTGGGCGACCCGGGTTACCGAGGGAAGGAGCTGATGGACTTGCTTGCAGTGTGGAACGCCGTGAAGGTGGCTGACTTCCGCTGGGAGCACCTGACGAAGGCCGCGCAGGTCGAAGTTTACGACGCGGTTCTAAGTGGGGAATGAGCATGTTCGAATGGAACGTAAGGAAGCCCCGGGGGTTGAAGCTCACCAACCTCCAGAGCGGGAAGTCTGTTGGGTACTACCGCGTCAGCTGTCCCCACAACGCTTCGACGGCTCGGGCGGGCGGGGCCTGCGCAGGGTGCTTTGCCCGGTTGTACTATGCGCTGGTGCTGATCAAGGACAACATCGATTCCGCACCGCAGGTCGTCGAAAGCATCTTCACCTCGATGCGCCAGGAGAACGCGGCAATGCGCTTGAAGGGGACCTACCTCCCGCAGGGCCTCCAGGACGACGGTGTACAAGTCCTCCAAAAGCCAATGAAAAAGGCAAAAAAGAAACAGAGTTAACAAAGAAAACGAAATAAACTAAGATTATTGGCGTACAGGGGGAAGGGTCCCCCGGTTTGTAAGAAAGGGCTGGTACGTCATGAAGCGGTTTCTCCTGGCAGTGCTGTTGGTGGGTTGCGGTTCGGTTGCCCCGGGTGAGCTCGACCCCCTGGAAGATGCCGGTTCTGAGGCCCTGGACGGGGCTGTAAGCGACGCGGGCCTTCCTCAGGACCAAGACTCAGGGGCGCCCGGATTCGACGCAGGAGAGCCCTCCCAGGACGCTGGGGAGCCTGTGGTGGATGCCGGGAACCCCATGCCTGTCGATTCGGGCGTTTACGATGCCGGGCAGCCAATGCCCCCGGTTGACGCGGGCGTGCCCGATGCGGGCCCCCCGGCATGCACCCCAGGCACCCTCGGTTGCGGGTGCGCCTACAACAGCTCCAACATGCAGTGGAGCTGTGGGGCAGGGCAAGGCGTGTGCGATCTGCAAGCTGGCAAGTGCACCAACTGCGGTTACAACGGAGGCCCATGCTGCAACGGCCCGTCTGGGCGCACCTGCAACGCAGGGTCCTCTGCGTGTCTGCGCCACACCAGCTCGGTGTATCAGTGCCATGCCAATTTCGCGTGCAGCGCCACCGGTACGGGCACCGTTACCAAAGCGTGCTTCGAAGGCGGTTGCTGCAACAACCTCACCTGCAACGGAACCTGCGGTTAACGGGAGAACGCCACCATGCCAATGATGACCTGCATCATTCGTTTCACCGACATCTTCCGCGCGTTGTTTGGAAGGCTCTGAAGGCTGTGCGGCAGGATTGCACGCATTGGATCTGCGATGGCTGCCAGCAGGAGCTGGTGAAGCCGCGCGGCCAAAACCCTCGCGGGTGGGTGTGGTATCGCGAGCAGGGCGAGATCAAACATCTGTGCGACAATTGCGCGATCATCGCGAAGCCTTCGAGCGCAAACCCGCTGGGTAAGGATTTAGGGGCTCGCTATGAGCGATGAAATGACTGGCGCTGTGCCTGGCATCGCGGAGTTTCACCCATGCACGGACTGCTCTGCGTATTACGGGCAAAGAATTGCCGGGCGCTACGTCATTTACGCCGCTGATGGCCTGGCAAAATTCGCTTGCGGCAATTGCTTGGAGAAGCACCAAGGGCGCTGGGAAGATTTTCTCGACATGCTGGAGCGCATATACGGGTACGAGGCAGCGATGCGCTTGGGAGCCACTGAACCTCCACAGGATCTGCTCGAAGAGAAGATGACGATCGCAGAAGCATGGGGCTTCAAGATGGGCTGGCATCGCGGCAGGATCCTCCGCTGCAGGGGCTGCAAGAAAGCCGTCTTCGGCGGGCCTACGCGGTGCCGTGACTGCGCTGAAAAACTTGCCGTTTGATAGACACGTGTTTTGGGCCGGTGGTACAACACGGCCATGCCACGTTCCCTGCTCGTCGTTTTTGCCGTGTCCGTAGCAACCCTATTCACCTTCGCCGCGTTTGGGGCCCAAGCGGATAAGGGTCCGCTTGGAACGATCGCAGTGCTGGATGCTGGCTCTGCGAACAATGCATTGAGCAACTGCCACACCTGCACGGCCTTCAACCTGCTCCCCAACCACAAGGTCTCGCTTCAGTCGCCCGACTCAGGGGTTTGGTACTGCCTCGATGGTTCCCCAACCTGCGCTGCAGGCTACCCCGGCATCTGGCTGGCCCCCGGGCCCGTGATTGACGATACGGTGCGCAGGCGCCTGGACGGAGGCATTTCGTGGGGCCTGATTTCCATCAAATGCGCCACGGGTGTTTCGGTGTGCGACCTCAACGTCTTCGACAACTTCGCAAACGTTCCAGCCTCCCCATGAAAAAATTCAGCTTGCTGGTAGTCGCCACTCTGCTGGTCGGCGCAGTGGCGTCGGCTGGCAGGTACACGCCTCACAACCACAGCCCTCGTTACCGTTTGGGTGCGCACTACAGGTTGCCCCCATCTGGCGGTGACAACGGGTTGATCTACAACCTCCTCGGACCAGCGGGTGTTGGGATGCCTGCGGCGCAAGAGCTCTGCGCATCGCTCCAAGCCGGGGACAAGTCTGGCAACTGGTATTGCTTGAACGGCGATGGAACGATGGCAAGCGGGAGCGTGCTTACGCTCTCACCGCAGAATTCACCGACCGTTCAAAGCCATGCGTTGTGCCCCAACGGTGCCAACTGCACAGCGGTGAATAGAAACAAGCTGCTCCGCGCATCCTCGCAGCATTTTGCAACGTCTGCGACCACAGTTCCCACGGGCAGCTTCAGCATCGTTGTTCTGTACAGCGACGACCCTACCAATGCGTCAGGGGAGATTGCTTCCAAGTGGGACTTGGGCACGCTCACTTATACGATGGAAGCAGCGGCAGGTGGCGTGCGCTTTTACGTGAACAACGGTACGTCACAGGTCAATACCATCAACACTTCTGACCGTGCGCTGTACGAAGAGCGGTTTTACTGTGCCCGTTACGACACGGCTGATGGGCGAGCACGCTTGCGCGTGAATGGGGTGAACGACACAGCCAGCGGTGCGCTTTCGCCAGCGACGCCGCGCTCGAACTCGATGGCTTTGACAGTGGGCGCAGCCTCTGGCGGTGGTGCTGGAGTGAACGGGCGCATTCGTGGGTTGTTTTTCACCGAGAAAGCACTTTCTGAAGCGGACTGTGACCGCATTCAGGCGCTGGTTGTACCCCGCACAATCACGAGCGCGGCAGGGGGTGCCGTAACCTTTTCGCGGAATTCGATTCAAACGTGCTGCCAAAATTACGGCGATACCACGGGGTGTACTGTGCTCTCTGCAGGTGTGCCCTGCATCAGCGGTTTTGGCGGGGTACTTACGGAGCGTGCCCTGACTCAAATCCTGCTGCGCACCTATCAGCTCGATAATGCGGCTTGGGCTGACGTTGGCACACCCACCGTCACGGCTAACGCTTACGAAGGGCCCTTCGGTTGGCCCGACATGGAGAAACTGGAAGACGACGATGGAGCAGCGCTTGAAGGCCGTGAGCAAGTGGTTGCCACGACATCGCAAAACCGTGTCGTGATGACTGCTTGGTTGCGCAGCGACACCGCTACCGAGGCCACCATGTCGATCACTGGCACGGGTAACAGCGGCGGTGACGTGACATGTGCAATCACGGGGCTTACCAGCACCCCCACACGGTATGCTTGCATCAGCACGGCTGCCTACGCGGCAGGCATCACGGCCATCACCGCGCGCGTGCTCGTTGGGGATGCGGTCGGGGACACTGGTTCTATCGGAGCAGGGCACGTCAACGTGATGATGGACACGTTGGGAGTGCAATCTCGCCCCACCAGCTACGTTCCTGCCACATCAGCTTCAGTGAATCGGGTGCTGGCGCACGCAGAATTTGCAACGCCTGCAGCTCTTACAGACACAGCAGGCTGTGCGGCAGTTTCGTGGCGCCTCCAAACGCTGAACACCACCAACCAGATCAGTGGCATTGCTCTGTACTCTGGGGGGCCTCGTTGGTCCTATTTCAGCAACGCCACCAATGCACGAGGTTTGGACCAAACGACGACTTTGGAGATTGGTGTCGGCACCGTGTACAACAACCTCGTGCGCACAGGGTACAGCTGGGGAGTGCCTGGAACGAAGCTGCAAAACCTGCTCGCGGGGACCAGCGTTGTTGGCGCCTACGATGGTACTGCTCGAAGCGGCACGACGGCGATTGGATCCGAGAGCGGCGTCACCAATTACATCGATGGGTACGTCGGGAACATCCAGCTCTACAGTATTTACGGGGGATGCCAGTGAATCCACGCCTGAAAATGCTGCTCGCCTTCGTTGGCACTGCCACGGTTGGCGTTGGGAGCGCACTCGTGAGCGTGTACCTGCCAAAAGAAGACGTTACGCGAGCACAGCTCCTCGATGCTGGTATCACCGACGATTGCAATCAGATCGCCTTGTTCTGCGATGCGGAGATTGACGGCGATGCGAGGCCGCAATGGCGCGATGCAGGGTTCTCCAAACGATTTGCTCGGCTTGGCATTCCCGGTTTCCGCTGCCCCGCCGCTGCAGAGGGCGGTGGTAAGCGAATCATCGAAGACGGCGGACTGATTCTTCCCCCCGGACTTCGCCAGTTGGTAAGGCGCGGGCTTCGAATTTACCTCGATGACTGCGAGTTTGGCCCCTGTGCGGATAACCGAGACGTCTGCGGAGCGGCGGTATTCGGCGACAACACTCCCTTCGTGGTGAAGCCCCCAACCCACGTGCACGCCCCAATGGATGGGGGCACTTCCTGCCAGCGGCGCGAGCGGCTCCCTGACGGCGGTACCCGGGTGCGGTATTTTGGTGCAGGCAACGTCTTCCCAGTGGGGGAGGCGGTCGGGTCGGGGTGCGTGCCGTCGATGAACGCTGCTGACAGCGACCACGACGACTTGTAACCCCTGCTTTTTCTGGTCCCTGGAAAATTGACACAGCCACGGGCAAGGTAAAGGGGTATGCCTCCTTTCATTGCTTTTCTGCTGGGCGTCTCCCTGGGCATGTGGGGCACCTACTTTTGGATGAATGCAAACCGAAGACGCGCGGTACAGCGCTTCGGAATGATCCACGAGACGATGCACCAGCGCCACATGGAGCACTTGCTGAGTGTCTATCTTTCGACTGGAAAATGTTACCGAGAGGAGCATGTGCGTGAGTTCAAAAACTGACCGCAATGCGCCTCAAATGTATTTCCTCGACCGCGAGTACACCGACAAAAACGGGAACAAAATTTCTGGGCGTGAGATGGCACTGCTCATGGAAGACATGGAGTACCGCCGTGTCGGTTACACAGAAACCTCGCAAGGCATCACGGTTTCAACGGTTTGGACACCAATCGACGGAGCGTTTGGATCTGGCCGAAATTTCGAAACAATGGTGAAGCGCAGCGGTGGTTCTTGGTGTGGCTGCTGGCCATACCAGACACAAGCTGAAGCAGAAGCTGGGCACCGAGAGTTGGTTGAAAGATTCAGTCGTCCTATCAAGGAAGCGGCGGACGCATTGTCTCGCCTGACCGGGGACGAAGAATGGGTGAATTTGTACACTTGATGCTGTGCTGGCTTTTGGTTTCGCTGGTGGTGGTGACGTTTTGGGTTTGGCGGAAGTGGCATGATTGAGACGCATCTTCACTGGATGGCATACCCTGGCGATCGGTACTGGCGGTTGCACCAGGCACGTGTGAAGACAGCCCCGAAGCACCTCGAGGGGTGCCACAAAATTTCCTACGAGTACCTGGCGTTGCGGCATCTTGTGAAGGGTGGCTGGAAATGGACCATGGAAGTTATTGGACCGCATGGATCCACGCACGAGAAGGGCTTCATCCCAGAAGAGGTGGACCCGCGACCGCTCTGTGAAGAGCGCTTCCGTGTGTACCTTGCGGCCCGGGCGCTCGTTGGGGGCGGGCCTCTGCTGATGCCTCGAACTTTGGTTTTTGAGAAGCCCTGCGAGCTCTGCCCACCATCTGTGGTGGCTCGGATCAACAAGCACCACGACAAGTTGATGAACCAGCACATCATCGCTGACTACACCGACACTCTCGGGGAGTTGATGGCCTTCAACGATAATCTCTGTGGAAAACGAGGCCGTGACATTTTTCTTGGTCTTCAAAGGAAAATTTACAAGCGCTGGGGCAAGGTGCCTGCATGATCGTCAAGGTTCAGCTCTCTCAGGTAAGCCCAGGCAGTGCGGCGCGGCAGGCATTGGTGTACGACGAAGCACGTACCGTGAATTACATGGGACCTTGCCCTGAAGATATTCTGCTGCGCATGGGCAATCGATCGAAGGCGTTTTTTCATGCCAAAATCGACGGCCAGAAGCGGCTCAGCTTAGGTGACACTGCTGGTTGGCAAGAGTGGTGAAGGTGGAGCTGCAGCACCTTACGCAGCTTGACCCATCGCTCAGCCCAGAATTTCAGCGCCGGCAAATCAAGAAGTTGGCGATCGGTTCGAAGTTGGACCTCAACGTTGAGCACCAGGTGTTGATTGAGCGCCTCAGCAATCGGAAGTGGGTGGTGCGTTTTCTCTACCCCAAGGGTGTAAGCCCGCGCGGGTTCGTCGTTCACTGGCCCTACGATTTCGTGCGCGGGCCTGGCGATATGGCTTGGGAGTCGTCTGTTGGCGGAGAGGCCCATTGGTTTGTGAAAATGGAAGACGCGGTGAAGGACGCTTTTGAGCGTGTGGTGCATTGGGATGCGGTGAAGCGCCTGCGCGGTGGAGCCTTCGGCGATGGGTAGAGTCGAGCGTTGGAAGGCAGACAAAGACCGAGCGCGAGACGAGCTTCACAAGCTTCGTTTGGAGGCTCGAGGCGAAGAATATTGGAAATCGAATCTCAGCGATCCTTTCGGATTCATGCGCCCGCTGCCTGAGCCCCACACTGCACGTGAGCGGTTCTTGTCGATATGTGCAGTGGGTGGGGTCTGGTGCTTCGAGGCAGAGTTGAGAGGCATGTATTTAGAGGCTCACCACGCAGCGCATACGTGGACGCTTTGGAGCAAGTGGCCATACATGGGGGAAGCGGAAAACCAGCACACGTACATGCTGCACCTGTGGATCCGTCCAGGCGGTACTGAAAGCACTCGGCAGCACACCAAACGAGGTTGTGAAGCGGAGCTCCATGATGGCTGGCAATCAAAGTGGATGCACAGGCAGCCACGGAAGCGCCAAGTAATTTTCAGGGGCAAAGTGAGCGCCTGCCTCGATGAAGCAAAGAAGATATTCATCTCGTGGGAGGCAGCCACCCGCCTTGGTGGTAACCCTGAACCATTGGTGTACTTGTGACTCGTGGCGACATTGAAGCAGCAGTGCGGCGGTGGGCGGAAGCACAGCTCGAATCGGCGGTGGACATCGAGATTCAAGAAGCAGTGAATTTTCAGAACCTGCCGAAACTGGTTAAACGGAACACACTGGTTTTCTTGGAGAAGGAAACCCTGCGCACTCGGCAGGAGGCCTACGCTTTTTTGATCTTCTACGCCCGGGCACCCAACGCGCCAAAGACAGACCTGAGTTCGCAGATGCAGGCAGAGCTTTTCCAAATTCATCCTGGTGTCTGGCAGGTGATCGGTACAGGTGAGCAGTACACCGATGCTGATAAAATGCTGTTGGAGCTTGCGGAGAAAGCTCTGGCACGGGATTCAGCACACCGCCTGGTGGGTGTGTAAATGGTTGCGTTGTTGAAAATGCGCGTTGGGGACTCGCAGTCCCTTGATGGGGTGTTCAGCCTCCAGCGCTATTCTCACATGTCATTTCGCTTTTTTCGTTCTGGCTTTTTCAGTTCGCCTGTCGTGAGCATCGTGAAAATGCCAGACGGCTGGTCCTACAAAAGCGGAAGAAGTCGTAGGCAATTTACAAAAGGGTGGTCGCTGGTTGATCAGGGATGTGTGGTTGACCACTCACTTCCATTTCGAGCGGCTCTTAAAAGAGCAGAGGAAATTATTCTGTCGAAGGATGCTGCGAAGCGGCTGGGGAGCTCAGGTGGGTACCCGGGAAGTTGAACGCACCCAGTTCTCTCAGCAAGACATCGACGAAATCGTCGCAGAGTGCGGCGGTTCCGACAAAGACGCTGTACAAGCGTATGTCCGTGATGGGGGTTTGCTGCTCACGAATCATCAGCGCTCGACCAAGGTGGCTTGGATCACCAAGGTGAGCGAGCTCGGGGTGGGGTTCATCCTGCAATGGCGCGGGGTAACCACCGACAAGCCGATTGGAACACAGCAGTGGTATGCATCAGCCAAAGCAGCTGCGCAGGCCGCAGTGGCTGAATTCAGAATTCAAGAGGCGCAATGGAGACTGGGCGCATGGTGAGGGTACCAAAGACGTTGAAAGCGCCTGAGCACCTCACTTCCGTGCGCTTGCTTTTATCTTCGGACAAGACCGGTGCGCTGTATCGAACCTATTGTGGGCGTACCATGGTGCTGGACCATGAGGGGTTGGTGGGCCACGCTCTGGCAGACTGCCCTGAATGCTTGGCAATTGATGCCTCGATTCGTCTCACTGGAGACATTCCGGTTCGATGCACTGAGTGCAAAGGCGTTGGGCATGTTGCGCGCACAGATTCTGCGGCCACAGGGTGCCCGACCTGCGGGAACAGCGGACTGCTGTGGATGAAAATTAAAGCGGGGCCTGGTGCTTAGTCCCACAGTACTGTAGAAACCTTGTGTCAAGAATCCAGAAGGGGAAAACATGGAAGAAAAAGAGTTGAAGGTTGCGTTGGAGCATGACCAGGCGCGCAAGACGGTAGAACCACTGTACCCAGCGCACGGTACTAGCCCTTTTCAGCACACTGCGTCGGTGCACCGCCCACAGCTGGAGCTCGACACATTGATGCTGCCAGCAGGTATCAAGCAGGCGATGTTCATTCCCATCTTCAACGGAATCGAAACCATCTACGAGTGCCAGCTCTACCTGAACGGCGAAGCCATCGTGAAGGGCATTGGCGGAACCAAGGGTGAAGCCATGGAAAACGCGCGCATCGCGCTCTCAACGCAGGCAGCGCTTTCATCGCAACCAGGGGAGAAGTATGAAGCCGAGGGTGGACGTTCTGCCGAAGGTGCCGCAGCTGCTGCCGAAGAGCTTTCGCAAAACGGCGCATGACAGTACGCCAATGCTGGCTGCCGGGCGCACCGAAGAGCCAGCACACCTCTGCCGACGTTGCGGTGTCGTCGTAACAGCGGAAACCACTGAAGCCTGTACCGAGGGGAACCCGGGATGGACACCAAGACGGAATTGAGCTGGGGGTTTCGTGCGTTCCGCTGGTGGAGCGGGCTGCTCGTTTGGTTGTACTTCAGCCTGCGCGGCTACCAGGCGAAGTCGTGGCTGTACCGGTACGTCTTCGAGTGGAAGTATCTCAAGCTCCCGATCTGCACAGTGCCGTCGATCGACCTGATACCTGCCATCATCGACTACGGGAAGCAGTGGCGCAGCGACAGCTGGCTGCAAGGTTTCGACGCAGTGAGCTCGCCGCAGTACGCGCAAGAGGTGTTTCTCAACCGGGCGCCAGTACCTGAGCACGGGCTGGACTGCGACGAGCACGCCATTTTCATCACCGCGCTGATTGAGAATTCCCTGCGCGAGGGCACGTGCGATGACGGGTACTACAGCCCGAAGTTCTTCACCGTCATTTGGATCGATCCCGAGACGCTCAGCATTTCAGGGCACAATGTCTGTTTGCTGACGGTGCCGCAGGGCCCGGGGAAGTTCGACCTGTACAGCTACATGGACTACGGCCTTCCAAACACCCCTGTGAATTCGATTCATGAAGTAGCGCTGCAGGTCATTGAAGAGCGCGCGAAGGGTTCGCTGCCTCTGGTGTGGATGGTGCAGAACACTGCGCTGACACCTGAAATCGTTCAGAGAGGGGCACCATGAAGAACGGCATTTACCGTCACTACAAGGGCGACCTGTACATGGTCTTGGGTGTGGGGCGGCAGTCCACCAATGGGCCAACAGAAGGCGAAAAAGTGGTGATCTACTTCTCCATCAAACGGCAGCAGTTTTGCGTGCGAGAGATCGGGCAGTTTCGCGAAAAGGTGAAGTGGCCTGACGGAAAGATGCGTCCTCGTTTCAAGGCGGTCTAAAAATGAACAGCTACCCGTACACCCCGTGGTTCATCGGTGGGCTTGGTGTCGCCATTCTCGTTGCATTCGGCGTGATGGCGTACATGACTTGGCGTCGTACCTACGTGCCCTGGAAGCCCCTGCCCAACTATTACCCGGGTGCCAAGTGGCACAGCTTGGTGCAGACGGACCCCAAGTACATCGCCATGGCGCTTGCTGCAGCGGAGAGCGCCTTGATTCAGCACACCAAGTGGACCGCTGCGAATATGGCTTTGGTCGGGCATTACGTCCACGTCTACGTGATGGACTCCGAATCGTGGGTTGACTTATGGGGGCGCAAGGTGGCCGGTTACCAAGACGGGCACAAGCTGGTGGTTGGGCCCTCGCTCGCGGCGCTCGCGCACGAACTCGCTCACCTTGCTGAGCTGGTGCTCGACGGAGTGGTGGACCAGAACCACATGTCTTGGCCCGCAGACGGCATCGCCAATGCACTTGAAGATTACGATCAGTGGTTGGCCAAGCAGGCGAGCGCGGATCGCATTCTGGCTGCGAACGGAGCTATCGTACCTTTCGTTGCACCAAAGGTTCTCACAGGGATGTCCGCTTGTCGTTATCGGAGACCTGAGTGAAGAAAGATGATGAAGCAGTTGCGCGGTTACAGGGCAGCACTCAATGCCCAGTGTGCCTGCGCACGAAGGTTAAGCTTCACACGGGGCCTAAGAACACACTTTTGATCGCTATCCACGCTCCCGCCCCGTACCTCCGTTCGGTTTGTTTGGGTTCAGGGAAAGAGGTTGGCAAAAAATGACCTGGAAGCAATTGGTGGGCAAGGCTGCAAACGGAATGCTTCTTCCTCCTTTTTGGAAGCGCCGCACGGTGCCTCAGAAGGAGCTCGAAAGGGCGCTGAAGGTCGCTTTCACCGCAATCGCCGAAGAAGCACTTCATGGGCGTAAGGTTGTCATTCCAGGTTTCGGCGTGTTCTCGCTGCGCACCCGCGTCGCCCGCAGGGTCCGCAACCCAGTCACCAAAGAGATGATGCAAATCCCTGCCGATCGTCGCATCGGCTTTCGCTGTTCCAAACTCATTGTGAGGTAAAAATGATTCGTGAAATTGTGATCTGGCCGGACCCGGTGTTGAAACGGAAGTGCGAACCCGTCACCAGGTTCGATGACGAGCTGAAACGGTTACTCAACGACATGATGGAAACGATGTTGGCTGCTCGTGGAGCAGGACTCGCAGCGTCGCAGGTTGGGTACGCGTTGCGCGCCATCACGGTGTTGGTGCGGACCCCAGAGAACAAAGAGAACCCGGTGATGGTGCTGAAGCTGGTGAACCCGGAAATCGTCGAGCGCAAGGGGCGTCAGCAGATGCGTGAGGGGTGCCTTTCGCTGCCCGGGTATTTCGACATGGTGACACGCTCGACTTGGGTGCGCGTGGTGGCTCAAGACGAAAACGGCGAGAAGGTTGAAATCTCGGGTGACGGAGCCCTTGCGCAGGCGCTGCAGCACGAAATTGAGCACCTGGACGGCATGGTCTTCGTGGACCACCTTTCAATCATCAAGCGCAACACGGCAGCGATTCGCTTCAAGAAGGCAAAGGCCAAGGGAATGCGCTACGTTTCTGATAGACCAGCGCCCCAGGACTTTACCGAGCGCACCGCCAACTGAAGGAGTAGTCGATGCCGAGCGCATTGCCGTCGAACCCCGGGCTTCTTGGCCGTATGGCGAGCGTGCTCGGAGGCAAGCTGGGCAGCAAAGACAACCCCCAAAACGCCCAAGACCGCGTGCGCCGCTTGGGGCTCTCAAAGCGCCAGCAGGAGCTCAACCGTCTCTGGGCGGTGTACCGGGGGCAGCAATACGCCCACTGCAAGCTGGACTGGAACGGGCGCGAGAACATCGACGACCTGTCGGGGGAAATCATTTCCACGCAGGGGTATGTGCCCCCCGGCTTCATGGACATGGGGCGGGGTGCGGGCAACCTGCCGTTGAAGTTTCGACGCCCGACTTCTCCCTACGCGCTGATTCGCGTGGTGGTGGACCGCTTCACGGGCTTGCTGTTCAGCGAGCAGCAGCATCCTGAAATCAAAGTTGATGGGGACCCAAAAACGCAGGAGTGGCTGCGCGCGGTCGCAAGCACGTCGCGGCTTTGGCAGCATATGATCCAGGCCCGCAATTACGGGGGCTCGATGGGCACCGCGTGCATTGGGTTCCAATTCGTCAACGGCAAACCCACCATCGAAGTGCATGACCCAAAGTGGGTTACGCCTGAGTTCAGGAAGCACGGCTCGCTCACGTTGGTGAAGCTCGAAAAGCGGTACATCTTCGAGAAGGAAGTACGCGACGAGACGACAGGGCGTTGGGAGAACAAGTCATTCTGGTACCGCCGCATCATCGACGAGCAGAGCGATGTGCTCTTCCAACCAGCGGAAGTCGGCAACGGTGACGAGCCAGACTGGCAAGAAGCCGAACGCGTGGACCACAACTTCGGCTTTTGCCCTGCTGTTTGGGTGCAGAATCTGCCGGTGCAAGACAGCGAAGACGGGGACCCCGATTGCCCGTCCCCTGTTTATGACAATGCCTGGAACATCGACGCGTTGATCTCACAAGCCAACCGCGCCATTTTGGCCAACTGCGATCCGCAGCTCGTCATCACCACGAAGGCGGAGATGGCTGAAGTGCAGATGGCGCTCGACAAGGCCCTGCGCGTTCCTGAGGGTGACGCCAAGTTTTTGGAGGTGCAGGCGACCGGCCCAAAAGCCGCGCTGGAGCTCTCTGACCAGCTTCGCCGTAATTCGCTGGAGGTGTCCCACTGCGTACTGGAGCACCCTGATGTGGCAGGCAAAACTGCCACAGAGGTGGAGCGCATGTACCAGGCGATGTTCAACAAGTGTGACATTTTGCGTGAGCAGTATGGGCAGAAGGGCATTTTGCCCCTGTTGGAGATGTTCCATCGCGCAGCGGTCGCCTTAAACAAGCCCCGCCCGGCTCACCAAGACGCGGCGACGCGGCTCCAAGGAACCTTCGAACAACCGCCCCAGGCGCCCCCAGGAACGCAGAACGAGGGGCAGCCTGGGGGTGAGGCTCCCCCCGCCCAGAACGCAGCTCCTACAGCCCCTCAGGCAGGCGCTGTAACCGACGAGAATGACGGGATGATTATGCCCCAGGGGGCTCTTTTGGTGCGGAGTTCTGTTGTTCTTCCGCCGACTTACCAGCTCAACCCCCAGACGGGGCAGATGGAGGAGATTCAACGGGAGCTTGGGTTTGGCGGCACCATCACCTTGGTGTGGCCGGAATTCGTGCGCCCCACCCTCGACGACCTGACGAAGGCTGTAACCGCGACCACTGGGGCGTTGTCGGCGAACTTGATCGACGACGAGACAGCGGTGGGCTTCGTTGCGCCGTACTTCAAGGTCGAAGACAAGAGCGACCTGTTAAACAAGATTCGAAACAACGCTGCTCAGCAGCAGGCGGACATGATGTCGATGTTCGCTTCTTCAAACCAACCAAAGCCAAGTGACGTGACGGCTCCTCCTGGACCGATCATTCCGCCTGCTCCAACGGAATAGGTGCTGAGGTGTACTCGTGGGTGAATGGCGTGCGTATTCAAAGTGTCCAGCAATTGCTGCGCTCCAGTGGGAGACTCGTGTCGGGTGCTGCGTTTTTTGCGGTAGGCTGCTTAAGCCGAGTCGCACACGCACTCGCTTTGTTTGCTTCAGAGCAAACTGCCAAACGGCGTACCAGACGGAATACAAACGCTGGCGCAGGCAGCTCGTCGCGTCGCAAGAGCTCACGCAGCGCGGTACGAAAAGGAAGTCAGCAGACCCAAGGTGGTTGAACACCTTGCACCCGAAACAGGAGGCTGGAGATGTCGGAGCAAAAAATCATCCACGTGAGGAAGTTCGACAACGGGAGGCGCACGCCAGCGGAATACTTCCGTGAGAAAGTGTACGCCCACACGGAATGCTCGTTCTGCGGGGACAAACCCGGCATGCGCATTCGCTACATTGCCGACGCCGAGGAATTCAAGAAGCGCAACCCTGACGTGTACAAGCTGCTGTGCATTCGCATTGGGGGAGATCCTGCCTTCGACACCACCTACGGCAAGATGATCCACGTCAACAGCGAGTTCGCCTGCGACCGCTGCAAAACGGCTGCTCGCAAGATGGCCGCGCACAAACCCGACTGGATCATCGCAGAGTTCGAAGAGATGGGCCTCGAAGAGAACCACAAGCTGGTGATTCCGGTTAGCCGATGAGCGCAGACCCTCCGAATAAGCCGAAGTACGGCAAGGAATGGCCAAAGTGCGCCGTGTGCGGGCTCATGGCGCAAGACGTTGAGGGTACTCCCCCGCGCTGTAAAGACCCAGACCGATGCTCGAGGGTCATCAAAGGGGAGCCTTTGGGAGGTACCCCAATGAACATCACCAAGTTGGAAGACATATTTCCAGACCCTCCAATGCCGGAGCACCACAACGGGGTTGAGTGATGGCACGGCGAGTACCCCCTGCCTTTCTTCGTGCGGTGGCTGGCCACCGGAAGCTCTTGGAAAAGACGCTCATTGGCGGAGCCACAGCCAAGATGAAGAAGCTCTACGACGAGGCCGAAGACACGGTGCTCGCGCGTATTCGTCGAAACATGAAGATGGGGAAAGGCGACACTTTCACCGTCCACCAGCAGCGCATTGTGTTGACCCAACTGCGCCAAGGGCAGGCGCTCGCAACACAGCGGCTTGCGGGAGACATGCAGCCGTTGAGCAAGAAGGCGCAGGAGGCCAGTTTGAAGGGCCTCGCGGAAGACGTCTCGCGCTTGCACAAGCACTTCACGGGTTCAGAAATCACGTTGCCTGTGGAAGAAGCGAGCGTCTTCGCTGGCGTCGTAAATCAGCGAGCATCAGCGATGATGCGCATGCACGAAGCGTCGATGACCAATTACGGGGTGAACATCGTCAGCAAGGTCGAGAAGAAGCTCGCCCTGTCGCTGCTTCAAGGCGACTCCCCGAGCGACGTGTACCAAGACATTGCGAACACCATCGACGGTGAATGGTGGCAGGGCGAGCGCATCGTGCGCACCGAAATGGCCTACGCCTTCAATGCCACCCACGCAGACGGCATCGAAGAGAGCTCGGCGGAGATCCCTGAACTGATGCAGCGCTGGGAAGAGCATTGCGACGACCTCGGGCAGCCCCTGGACGACCGCGTTGCCACTGACAGCATCGCAATGCACGGGCAAGTCACCCAGGCTGGTGGCTCCTTCACCATGCCCTCGACGGCTCCCTTTGCAGGCTCCAGTGGGAAGACGACGGTGCAGGAGGGCTTGGTGGGGTTGAGCTGGGACTTCCCGCCGAATCGGCCCAACGATCGCGCAGTGCTCTCCCCATGGATGCGTGACTGGGGTGTGCCAGGGTGGGAGTGGCGCAGAGGTCAGCGGGTTTGGCTCGTTCGTTGAGTCCAAAAAAGTGACGTGCACCCAGCAACAATATAAGCTACGCCGCGTCAACACTTTTTGTACCTGGAGCCGTTCATGAAGCGTCGCAGTAGCCGATATCTGTGTTGGGGCCTTGCCCCACCTGGTTGAATCTACTGCGTCGTCAATGGCCGTGCCTCTGGGGGATAGGAGGCAACGGTCGTGCTTACGTCAAACGCTTACCGATGGGTCTACATGGACCCGCGAGTCGCTCTGCAAAAACCCACCAAGTCTGAAGCGCCCGCTGCGCATGTGCTTGACGTCGAGCGCCTTGCTCGCACGTGCCTCAACTGCGGAGCACAAATGCAGGATCAGCGCTGTCGATTGGCCTGCACTTGCGGCTACTATGCGAGTTGCACGGACATCATTTAAGAGGTGTGCTACACCGCGAGCACTTTCTGACAGGAGCGCCACATGCCGATGATGGAGAAGTCGAAGCTTCACGCGTTCGCAGTGAAAGCCGCGAAACCCCCCAACGGTGCAGTGATGTTGGCGCAAAAGCGGAATGCTTCGAAGGCTCCTCCCCCGATGGCTGGTAAACCCGCTGCTCCCGCAGCGGCAGCCCCCGGGGACGAAATGGAAGAAGAGAGCGTCAACCTCTTCGACCTGGTGGAGGAAGCCGCGCAAAAAGCGGAATCGGGCGAGGACGTTGACCTCGAAGATGTCGTGGCGGAAACGCAAAGCGCGGGGCCTGACGACGTTCCCGAATGGGTCGAAGACCCGGCGAAGTGGGCAGAAGCTGCTGAGGCAGTTGGTCTTGGCGTGCCCGGCACCGAAGACAAGTACGATGAGCCCATTGTCGTCACGGCCTACCTGTACAAGATGATCGGTGGTCCGGTGAAAGGGCTTGAGCTCCCTGACGTTCCAGTGAAACCCGAGGACGAAGAGGGCGAGTCAGACATGTCGAAGCCGGGCGCTGCGGCCAAGGCCATTCAGGCCCGCGCGGCTTCTAAAGGGGCTCCTCCCGCTGCAGGAGCTGCATCCAAAGCACCCCCAGCGGGCGCCAAGGCCCCTCCCGCCGCGCCTGGTAAAGCGCCCCCGGCAGCTACTGGGAAAGCTCCCGGACCGGCTGCTGGTGCCGAGGGTGGCGACGAGCTCAAGCAAATGCTCGACGAAGCTGCCGAGCAAGCTGCTTCAACCCCTGACCCGGAAGTTGTCGAGAAGCTGCAGCTCGAACCGCCGCAAGAGGGTACTCCCCCGAGTTGGGCGGTGGATCAGGACAAGTGGGCGAAGGCTGAAGAGGCTGTGAAAATGCACTGGGACGAGTACCCGGAGCCGTTCATGGTGGTCGCTCACGTGTACAAGAACATGGGCGGCGCGATTCAGTAAAAAACCTGTAGGTTTTCCACACCTTAAAAGCGCTTCGGAAAATGCCTTGGAAAAAGGGCAAGAGAACAAGAAATGGCGAGCGGAGCTGAAATCGATAAATTGAAGCAAAAGCTTGCACAAGCCCGTGCAAAGGACCCGTATGGGTCAGAGCAGAGAAAGCTTTTCAATAGACTTGCGCGGTATGAAGCGAAGCGCACTGTTGAACGGAATGCCTATTACAATTCTGGTTTTAAAGAGACCCCCAAAGCTGCTTATTCAGGTTTCGACGAAACGGCTCTTCGACAGAAATTTCGAGATGAAGTTGAACCTGAACTCAAAGTTTCTCATGCGCAACATGAAGCAGAGAAGCTTCGAGCAGCCGGAGATAAAGTTGGAGCATTCAAGCATGAGATGAAGGCAACGTCGGCCTTCAACAAAGCAGCGCTTGACAAGTTGGTTAAGTTGAAGGCTGAAGGAAAGCTCTCGAAAGAGGCCGTTGAGAAATTGAAGACTGCCAAAGAGAAAATGGACTCGATCAATAAGCGGCTCGGCGGTGAAAACAAAGAGCAGTCTAAAAGTATCGAGACCGGTGCTCGTGGCGGACGCTATTACATGAGCGACAGCGGGCAAAAGGTCTACATCAAGGAGTAGAGGAGGCGAGTAATGTCAGACGAAGAAGCCCGGAAATACCTGAGGGAGTACTTCTCACCGCAGGCCGTAGAGAAGCGGCAAATGGAGGCGATGAAGAAGTATGCGAAGAACCGGAAGGCTCGCGCCGCCTACAAAGAAAAGAATGCCACCAAAGCGGTTGACCGACGAATCGCTCAGAAGGAAGCAACTTCCGAGAAGGTGCATGAACGAAACTCGACGGAGGCTGTCGATAAACGAATTGCTGAAAGGGCAGACGCTGCAAAGAACATCGAAACGGGCGCACGCGGCGGTCGGTATTACTTGAGCGACAACGGTCAGAAGGTCTACGTCAAATAGGTGCAGTGATGGACGAGTCGCCAAAAGCTTCCTTCGCGAAGGACTTCCGCAAGTTGAAGGCACAGCTTGCGACGCTGCGTCAGCAACGCGCCCAGACGGTTGCCAAGTATGAGAGCTCGAAAGCGTCTCATGCATCGACGATGGCTGCATTTGCAAAAGCGGAGCAGGCCAACAAAGACCGATACGCTGAGAAGCTGAAAAGCATTCAGCAAAACCACGAAGCCAAACTGGCTGCTATTCGTGAAAAGCATGCAGCACGGCGGGCTGCCGATGGCGTAACTCCAGAGCGCGCAGCACAGATCATGGAGCAATTGAAGGCCAAGAAAGCCGCTGTAAAAAAACCGGCTGAGAAAGCCTCAGAAAAAAAGTCGTCTGGCGGGGATATCAAGAACGCAAGCTTTGCGGACTTGAAAGCGAAGTACGATGCTGAGGCGGCTGCGGGGGGTGCCTTGAAGGGCACTCCGGAGTTCAAAGAGGTCACGAAAGAGCTCAAACGTCGTGGTATCGCAACCATCACTGAGCTCTACAAACGTGCCGAAGAAGAGAAGGAAGGGCGTGGGGCTGAGCAGACAGGACCGCGCGGAGGTCGCTACTATCTGAGTGCGTCAGGTCAAAAGGTCTATGTGAAGTAAACACCTCGCACCACAACGGAGCACCCCCAAGTGGTTAAGAAAAAAACGAAGTCAAGCCGGACGGCAAAAGCGAAATCGTCTACGCTTCTGCAACGGGTCACAGCGCTGGAAAAAGACTTTGCCTCCCTGCGGAGCAATATGACGAACCTCAGTGAAGAGGTCTCGACGTTGAGCGCAACCATCAAGCACGTAGACGAGCGAACCCAGCGAGGGGAAAAGCTGTTGATGGATATGCAGATCTCCCAGCGTCGCACCTCACGGGTGGTGGACCGCATTGCGGTCTTCTTGAAGGTAGGCCCGGGGTCCGAAGCGGAAGCACAGCAGTTCGCTGACTTGCGCTCGAAGCACGAAGTCACCGACACTGAGCTTGCAGAGGAAAACAAGCTCCTGGAAGAAATTGATTCTTGAACTGATACTCGCAGCTGCTGCCCGTGCTGCTCCACCAGCAGCGGCTCCCCCGTCTGACCCGCTTACTCCCCTTTATGCGCTCGTCGGTGCGCAAGTGGTCATCAGCCTCATTGGGACGGGTGTCATTTTTGTGCGTTGGCTGGCGAGCCGCGCGGTCGCAAATGAAGACAAAGAAAAGCAGGAGCTGAAAGCAAGAATTGACAAGATGGAGCAGCGCTTTGAGGAGCGCCTTGAAGAGCAAGACAACGCCAACAACGCGCTCGAAAAATCAGTTAACTCGCTTCAGAGTGACGTGAAGCAGGTGCTCAGTACCACGGGGAGTATGCACGGGGGTATCACAGAGCTCCGCCTGAACTTTGAGAAGCACATCGACAAGCAGGCCGCGCATTACCGCGACGAAGTGAAGACGTTCATTATCAGCATGGAGAAGAAGGTAGAGGAGTCAGAAATTCGCCTTCGGCAGGACATGACGCGCGCTATTGCTGATCACCTGCGAGCGAAGCGGAAGAACATTTAAAGCCAAGCAACTGCGAGACGAATGTCTGCGATGCTTGGTGGCTTTGCGACCACCATGTGCACAAGGCCGTCACGCACGGCGCGGGTTACAGCTTCTTCTTTTGGCGCGGCGGTAATCAGCACACGGCGAACGTCTGGTCTACGCTCACGAAAGACTTCCAAGACCTCGATGCCATCCATGCGCGGCATCATGTAGTCGGCGAGCACTGCTTTCAGGTCTTCGTTTTGAACGTGTTTGGTGATGGCCTCAAGTGAGTTGGTTTCGACAACAGCTCGCTGCTTACAAAACTCCGCCATGTCAGCCACCAACCGGGCTACGGACTCATCGTCGTCGAGGCACAAAACGAAGGTCATGGAGGCGACTCTTGCACGCCAGGCCAGTCGCCTCTAGTATGAAGGGGTGACCATCAAGCTCTTCGACACCCTGGCGCAGAAAGAGTACCAGCAGGAGCTGGAAACTTACGATGCGCGAATCACGGCTGCGCAGCAGGCCGGGGGTATGTGGCCGATGGACCTCCAGTACCCACGCCCGCCCGAGCCGATGATTAACAGCCGCGACCCCGGGCTCGACCCGAGCTCACGCAACCCCGGAGCGTTGAGCTACCCCACGCCTGCGTTGGTTGGTTCGGACCCTCGTCCGATGGATCCCGTGGACCTCGACGGCACTTCGCAGTCGAACGTGAAAGGTTTCGACTCGCGGTGGAGCACGGATCACGACGCCGACTTTTCGCCGTTCAAAACCACGAAGGGATAGCCACCAATGTTCAAGGGACCTGTTGGACCTCAAAGCGGGCAGACCCCGCGCACCATCGCCGAGAAGAAGGGCACCGACCCTGCTGGCTTCGTGGAAGGCCCTGCTTATGACGTGAAGGGCGGGCACCCCATCACCAAGCAGATGCCGGAACAGACGTACAAGGCTCAGACGATGAAGGCCCCGGTCGGCGGAACGCCGATGGAAATCCCGGCTCCATTCGCTGTCGGTTCGAAGTAAGGTAAGCAGCACCCGCGCAGTAAACAGTTTTCGCAGGGAGAGGAAAATGCCCGATCAGCCGCTGTACCAAGAGTTCGGCAAGCCGATGGCCGATGGAACGAAGACCTCGGACGAGATCTTCGACGCCAAATACGGGAAGTACAAAGAGACGGGCGTGTGGAACAAGGACGGCTCGAAGGAGAACCCCTCGTCCGCCATGAACCCGCAGCCGTTCGGCAGCATGAAGAAGTAAGCCCTCACCAACCTCACCCTCGCCGTGCTGTACCCAAAGGAGTTGATGCACCATGGAAAATCTGGACTCGGTTTTGAAAAGTGCCGTGGAGAGCGGCGACGTGATGAAGAAGGTCGATGCCGCGCACGGGCAGTACAAAGACAAGGTCGCGGACAACACCAACACCATGTCGAAGCTCCCTCAAGCCTCGCTGCCCCAGGCACCTGACCCGTCTCCCTTCACGCTGGGCCCTATCGGCGGCGGTAAGTAAACCAAAAGCGCTGTTCCCTGCTCCCGCGCGGTGTATCCCCCTCCGCCCGCGCGGGAGCAGATTTTTCCCCCGAGAAAAAGCGATGGCCGACAGCTTCAAATTGAATGGCAGCTACGAGGTGACTCCGCAGAGCTCACCTTTGAGTTTTGCGCCCACGGTCGTCGCAGACATCAACGAGGTGAAGAGCATCAAGGCCAAGCAGGTCTGTGAAATTGAGCTCTCCGCCGACTCTCCGGTTGCGGTTCCTTTCGGTGGTGTCGTCAACGCGCACATCGTCATTTTGAAGTCCATCGGCGGAAAGGTGCGGGCGCGTTGCACGTCAACGGATGGATCCGCCCAAGCGATTCCATTTGACACCTACTGGATCTTGATGAGCGAATCGGTGCCGCTCACGAGTATCGACTTGACCCGTGTCACCGGCACACTTACAACCGTGCGCGTTTTCCTCGCGGAGAAGGCGTAACACCCCCTGTAACCCAAGGAGCAAACCATGACGACCAGCGTTGTGCAGACCCTGAAGGAAGTTTTGACCAAGGCCGACCCTGATCAGATCGCCGATGCGCTCCGCAAGGTGGATCTGGGCAACCTCCTCCAGGTGAAGGAGCACGACACCGGCACCATCACCGCTGCGGCAGCCGTCGCTGTTCCCGGCGATGCTCTCGCGGTGCTCTCGGCGCACGTCATCACCTCGGGCACGGCGGCTTCCGTGGGCCACTACATGGTGGGCAACAGCGCCTCGACCCCGCTGCTTCCGCCCGGTGGTGCGAACACCGCCATCGGCATCGCTTCGTGCCAGGGCATCACTGCCCCTGGTGCAGGCCTCACTGGTTCGGGTCGCATCACCACGGTGACGTTCCCCAACACGGTGACCCGTGTGGTGTTCCGCTACATCTCGGCACCTTCGACCGCGCTGACCGCCAAGTTCGCGACCTAATCCCTCGAGGGGCTGGACGCGCAACGCACGGCCTTGGCCCCTTTTGGAGATGGAAGTGAAAGGGGAGACCGGAAACGGCTCCCCTAAGCTGTACCACCCGTACCAGCAATCGATCGCTGGGAATTGCAAGGCTGACCTTCGGCACCTCACCACGCAGACGACAGGCGGTGAACGAGTCGGAGACAGTAATCGAGGAAGAAGCGATGCCAGATAATATTGACCCGAACGTTACAGCTTCCGCCGTCACTTCAACTGACGGTGGACCACCGCTTGGTGCTGGCGGTGGCGCTCCTCCGATGGATACAGGGGACGAAGCAGCAGTACCGTCGCCCGCAGCGGCACGACCGGAATCCAAAGTGGTTACCGTTCCGACCTCTGCGATGCGTCGCATCAAGGAAGAAGAGTACGCACGTGGGAAGCAGTCAGCCCTGGACGAGTTGTCCTCGGGCGCGGGCTTCAAAAGCTCTGCTGACTTCATCGCCGCGCTGCAAAAGCTCAATGCTCCAGCTCAGGCCCCAACGCCTGCGCCGCAACGAGCTCAACCGCAGCAAGCTCCACAAGGGGCTGAAGATGAAACGGATCCTGCTTCTCAGCTGATGAACGACAAGGCTGAGCGACGCGAAGCAGGGAAGTACCAACGTCAGCTGGAGAAGACGCTGAACGAGCGCAACCGGTACGCTGCGCAAGCTCAGCAGTGGCAAGTCCGAGCCAAAGAGGCTCAGGCTGAAGCAGATGCAGTTCGCGCTGAGATGCACCTGCGCACCATCGCCGCGAGCGTTGGCGTGCAGGACATCGACTACGCGATCACGTTGTTCAGTCGTGAGGTCGAGCGTTTGACACCAGAAGAGGCGAACACGTTCGATGAGCGGGTGTACTTCGAAGGGCTCCGAAAAACGAAGCCCATGCTGTTCGGAGAGACGGTCGTACCTGCTACCACCGGCACTGGAACAGGAGGCGCGCCGACGCCCCCCAAGCCAGGGCATGTGGCCGCGACCAACGGAGCGAACGGTAAGTTCGATGGCCGTAAGGCAACGCCACAGCAGCTCGCAGAAGAGCTGAAACGGCGAGGAATCACCTCCTACGGGGCGTAGTTTCCCGTGTGGGTTGAACAAGGAGCGCTTCCTCGCTTGTAGGATTTGACGTAGTGTTCGGCACAGAGATGTCTGTACGCAGTGTGTTCAAACCGAGCAGTCAACCCCATAAGTGAGGAAGCACAATGCCTGATTTCAGCGTAATCGCCCAGGCGCCCGAAATTCGGGCTCTGGTTCAAGACGGTATCTTGGAGCGCGCGTTCCACGATTCTCTCTTTCCCAAGCTGCTGTTCCGCAGCGAAGCCACTCCGGTCCTCTGGCCCGGAAATGTCGGCGACCGGATGATCTTCACCGGCACCGGTCTGTTGGCGAAGAACCAGCGCCCGTTGACCCCTGGTGTGGACCCGACGCCGAAGGCGTTCGCAGCTGAGCAGTGGGAAGCCACCGCACAGCAATACGCTGACACCATCGACACGCACATGCCCACCAGCATGAACGCGATCGCCAACCTGTTCTACCGGAACGCTCAACAGCTCGGTCTGCAGGCTGGTCAGTCGATGAACGGCTTGGTGCGCAACAAGATGTACAATGCAGCCCTCTCGGGCTGGACCGTGTGCGACGGTGCTCAAGTGGCCGTCAACACCGTTCGCGTGAAGCGCCTCAACGGCTTCACCCGCGCGCGCCGCCCGGATCTTGCTGCCGGTTCGCCGGTTCGCTACGACCCCGTGTCGGCATCGAACCCGCTGCCCATCAAGATCTTCGCGGGCTCGGAGCTGAGCCGCAACGTCATCGGCTTCACCGCCGACAACGCTGGCGATGAAGTGGGCCCGGGCACCATCCTGCTCGACGGCGCGGCGGTGACCGTGACCGACCGTGACTACGTCTTCTCGACGACCGCGACCAAGATCGTGCGCGTCGGTGGCGGCAACAAGGTGGATGACGTCGGCAGCTCCGACGTGCTGAAGCTCTCGGACCTGCGGTCGGCGATCGCTCGTCTGCGTCAGCAGAACGTCCCCGAGCACCAAGACGGGTACTTCCACTGCCACTTGGACCCGATCTCGGAAGGCCAGATCTTCGCGGACCAAGAGTTCCAACGGCTCCTGCAGTCGTTGCCGGACTACTACATGTACAAGCAGTTCGGTGTTGGCGTGCTCTTGGGCACGATCTTCATCCGCAACAACGAGTGCCCCCTCCCGGACACCGTGGTCGGCGGTTTGACCGCGACTTGGTCGCTCGACGACCCGTTCGCGGGCGAGCTGTACAACAACGGCAACGCGAGCACGGGCGTCAAGATTCACCGCCCCTTGCTCTCGGGCCAAGGTCTGGTGATGGAGTACTACCAGGACCTGGCGAACCTGCTCACCGAGGCAGGCGTCACCGGGCGCACCGCCGAGCCGCGCATCACCAACAACGGCATCGACGTGTTCACCGAGCGCATCCAGATGATCATCCGCGCCCCGATGAACCGCCTGCAGGACATGGTGGCCACCACCTGGAAGTTCATCGGCGACTGGCCGGTGCGCACGGACGGCGCGGTGGGTGACTCGGCTTACTTCAAGCGCGTCATCGCCATCGAGCACGGCGAGTAATCGCCTCCGCAGTTCAACTCTCGACGGGGCCGGGCTGCTGACGGCCCGACCCCGTTGTCGTTTTCAAGGAAGGGAACACCATGGCGAAAGACAAGGACAAGAAGGCCCCTGCGGCGGTACCTGAGACTGCCGCGCCTGCTGCAGAGGCTCTTGCTGCGCCCCCTGCGCCCACCGTCGCGGTGACGGACCCGCTCGAGGCCAGCAAGATCGCTACCAAACCGGAAGTGGTTGTACCGGTGAAGGTGGAAGAAGCTCCTCCCCCTCTGGCGATGCCCAGCGGTGAGGTGGAGCCTGCCAAGCCCCCCGTGAAGAAGTTCTCGGTGGTGCAGGACACTACGATCTCCCTCAATGGGCAATTCGTGAAGCTCAACAAAGGCGACATCGTCAGCGAGGCGAGCTACGGCCCCCTCGGCATGCAGCGCATCATGGAGAGCAACGTCGCGTTGACGGAGTTGAAAGACGGGTAAGCTTGAAGAAAGCCTGCCGACGATGCAATGCGGTCAAACCGGTGGAGGAATTCCACCGGCATGCCCATGGTGCGTTCGGCAGGGATTCAATTTGTAAGTCCTGCAGCAAGCTCAAGACTTACGAATGGCGGAAGGCCAACCCGGGCGGACACGCGAAGATTCAGGCGAAGTACGTAAAGAAGCACCCAGGGCGGAAAACCGCAACGCACAAAAAGTGGCGTGAAAAAAACGGTCTAGAGTACGAACGTGCGCGATATTCGCGTCGTCGAAGTAACCCGGAGCAACTTGCGGTTTATCGGTCTGGGCAGCAAGCTGCGAGGAATCGCCGACGAGCAGCAGGGCCGCTCTCAGCGGCAACCGTGCGCGACGTGTTGAAGGACCCTTGCGCGTACTGTGGGTCGAAGGCGACGAGCGTTGATCACATTCTCCCCGTTTCACGTGGTGGCACAAATGCTAGAGAAAACCTTGCCCCCGCGTGCGCTGATTGTAATCGGCGCAAACACGCCAAAACGCCTTCAGAATGGAAGGAGATGCAAGCGTGCCCTTGACCGACGCTGAAAAGCAAAAGTGCCGCTATCACATGGGATACCCCGCGCTGACAGATGCAGCGTCGGTCTTCTACGGCGTGCCGACGATGAACCAGACCAACTTCCTGGTTCAGAGCGCGCTCAACCGTCTGCTGGAAACGTCGCTGGACCAGGTGCGCACCATCGTCAACGTGATGGACGGCATCGAGAACCAGCTCGTTTCTGCGCAGAGCCGCTTGCGCGCAGAGAAGCTGGAAGAGCTCACATTGCGAAAAGACGAGACCGATGCCCTGGAAGGGGAGTACCGCCGTTGGGGGTACCGTCTCTCGGATATCATCGGTGCTCCCATCTACCCGTACTCGATGCGGTACAAGGGTGGAGGAAACAACGCGGTCACCTCGGTTCCGATTTCGCGGGGTGGCTGATGCCTCGGTTCACAACAGTCTCATCTCGCCAAGCAAAGAACACCCTGGCACGAGACTTCGTGGACCTGGCAGACGACCTGCGCGACATGCTCACGCAGTTTGGTCTGCGCACCTACAAGGTTTCGATGGTGCGCATCGAATGGACTGGCGGAAAACGTGGGCGTGGTACGGCCTACGTGAAAGAAGAAACCCCCATTCTTCCAACGCCGAAGATCAGCTCCCTTGATGCGCTGCAAGATATTGTTCTCAGTGCTGGTCGCACTGAGTCGGGCTCCATTGATCTTTCGCAGATCAGCGGTCGCTTTACTGAAGAGCAACTGCAGGGGTTCTCGGAGCAGGGGGATGGCATTCCGCCCAACCAAGAGTTCTTCTATGAGATCGAGTTCTTCCCTCACGAAGGGCCTTCAAAGAAGCGGCGTTTTTTCATCAAGTCTGCCCCAAGCTACACCCCAGGACGCCTGCAGTGGTCTGTGCGTCTGGAACGCGCGAATGATGACCGTGCTTACAATGGCAACCCTCAAGGGAACGGGGGTATCTAAATGGCCAGTACGGTCATGCGCCTCTCCCTTGCCGATCTTGCAGGCTGGTACAAGCTGCTCGGTCCACGCCTGAACAAGGCCGCTCGGCGGGGGGCCATTCGTGGGGCTTTCCGGGCCCTTTCTACGGTGCAACGGGCGGTCGGGAAGGCTCCTCCCGCCAACCCCGCTGGCATCGGTACGGGCGGTGCCTTCAACACGGGGTATTACAAGCGCGCTTGGAAGGCCGAAGGCACCACCTACGGTGCGCGGCTCTACAACGCGGCCAAGTACGCGGGCGTGATTGAGAAGGGGCGGCGCCCAGGCACCTTCCCTCCAACGACTGCAATTCGGGACTGGGCACAGCGACGGCTTGGGCTGACGCGCGAAGAAGCACAGCGCGCGGCATTCCCCATTGCACGGGCCATTGCAAAGCGCGGGTTAATGGCGCGTAATGTGATGGCTGACCAGATCCCCACCATTGAGAAAGACTTCACGGTCGAAGTGGAAAAAGAGCTCAACCGCGAGCTCCTCATTGTGCAACGTGGTGGGAAATGACCGTCCCCAACCCTCCAGCCAAAGGTTCGAACGTCTCTCCCCCAGGGAAGACGAAGCTCATCACGGACAAGAGCGGTCCGCACATCGACAACGGCGTCCAGGAGACCGACATTCGCCTGGCGCTTCAGCGTGGCCTCGCGGAGTACCTGGAGCAGCTTTCGTATTCCTGCCAAAACGGGCGCACCGTGCGCTTCGCGCAGGTGACTGAGGAGTGGGCGGAGCCAGAGGAAAACGCGAAGTACCCGGCTGCGGCCATTTATACGCAGGGCCCGGGGGTATACGAAGCTCGTGCGTTGAACCCAGCGCTCAATCCCAAGCAGCGGCTGCCCCCACCGGACAACCGGTATTTGATCATCCCATCGGAGTACACCGCCAACCTCGTCATTGAGTGCTTTTCGACCGACAACGAAGAGCGTACTGCCATCATTCAGATGATGGAATCAGCGCTGAACCCTTCGTTCTGGCGCTCAGGGTTCGTGCTGGAGCTGCCCCATTATTTCAACATCCGCGCGACCTACGTGCTGAAAGAGTCTACGATCCCTGACGATGCAGAAGATGCGCTGTCTCGTCGCCGTCGTGTTCTTTTCAACCTCACCGCTCAGGGACCGTTGGTCACGCTCTTCAGCTTCCCCGACGCTAAACCGCGCCACGTACTTGAGTCTGTAGGACCGGACATTGATGTGGTAGTAACCACCAGCACTTCTTAGGAGAACCCCCATGGCAGGTTTCATTCGGCGGTTTGGCAGCTTCCCTGGCAGTGAGACGATCACCCAAATCGAAGGTGTCATCATCGTCGATTCACCACCGCCTGGTGCAGTCGCGGGGGTGGCTACGGGTGTGGTTGCCATCGTCGGAGAATTTGCCGACATGGGTTACGCCACACAGGTGGATTCGGCTGGTGTCGTGACCACCAAGTGTGCCCCCGTCGAGATCATGAGTGGGCAGGACCTCATCGACAAAGTCGGTGGTTGGGACGTTTCCATTGGCCAGCACGGCAACAACGGTGGCAACGGTTTCGTCGGCTTGCGCAACAAGAAGTTCAGCCGCTTGATCGTCGCTCCGGTGAATTTGGCTTCCGGTGCTGCCGGACGCTTGTGGCGTGACCTGCCCACCAACCTTTCATCGACCCAAGCTGTTCCGGCAGTGCCGCTGCTCGGCGGGCGCGTTGAGGCGGGCCGAGAATTCAAGAGCTCGACCAACCGCGTGCACATGGGTAAGAAGGTTCAGTTCACGGCTCTCGGGCACTTCAAGAATGGCACTGACGGCTCTGTGACCTCGACAGGTGCCGCTGCGACGCAGACGTTGAACAGCGCTTCTGGAAGCTTCCTCACCGCGCTCAACGGAGGCCCTGTCAAAAAGGGCTGCATCGTTGTCGTGGGCGTCATTTCGGGCGCTGGCGCACTCGGGGCGAATGCTCTTCAACTGCGCGTTGTTTCTGATGCGGCTTCAGCCACGGCGCTCGTGCTGCAAAAAATGGACGGTTCGAACTTCGACTGGACCACGGGTTCGTCGCTCCCGTACCGCATCCACCCGCCCACCGATGCTGACTCGGCGGGCGACGGTGGCGTGTACGCAGCGCTGGCGGACACCACGGGCTACAAGATCCCCTGCCGCCCGTTGGACGCCACGATTGCAGCGGCGACCAGCTGCACCCCGACCGAAGTGCCTCCCGCTGGCACCGCCAGCACCTGGGACTCGCTCTCTGGGTTGACGCTGCGCAGTCACCAGTCTTCGGGCTTCGTGTTCGACACGAACGTGCAGGCCCCCAACGCGGCCAACCACGCCAGCATCGACGCCCTGTACGTGACGGCCATCGATGCGTTGGCGCAAGACCTGGCGCCCGCTCGCGAGGTAAACATCCTCTTCAGCGCGCGCACCAGCACCGCGATTCGGGCCAAGCTCAAGAGCCACGTGCTGGACGTTTCGGCAGTCGGCGTCGGGCGTATGGCCTGCATCAGCCCGAACCTGCAGACGGTCACCACCGCTGCGGCCACCACTGACGCAGACCCGGGTGTCGGCGCAAACCGCCAGGAGCGTGTCGTGTACTGCTGGCCGGGCGTGCAGACCTTCGTGCAGGAGGCTGCCAACGTCACCGTTGGCACCGCTGACGGCTTGTCGGTGACCACCGGCATCATGGACACCCCCGGCGACGGCTGGATGGCTGCCGTGATGAGCAACCTGGCGCCCGAGAGGAACCCGGGCCAGGCAGCTGCGCCAGTGCCGCAGATCTTGTCCCCCGTGTTGAACCTTCAGCGCGGCTTGGGAAACCTCCAAGTGGGCGACTACATCAACCTGCGCGCGGCTGGTGTGGCAGCCTTCCGCATCGACCGTGCAGATGGTCCGGTGTTCCAGTCTGGCATCACCACGTCGCTCACCAGCGGGCAGAAGAACATCAACCGACGCCGCATGGCAGACTTCATCCAGGACAGCATTGCTGCTCGCTTGAGCCAGCTCAGCAAGCTCCCGCTGACCCAGGACCTGAAAGACGCTGCCACGGGCGAGGTAGATGCCTTCCTGAACGGGCTGCTGTCACCGCAGAACCCTGCGGCTCAACGCATCAGTGCCTACAGCGTGGACGACAAGTCGGGCAATACCCCCGCGCTCGAAGCAGCGGGCGTCTTCGTCATCATCTCGAAGGTGCGCACGTTGGCCACCGCAGACTTCTTGGTGCTCCAAACCGAGATCGGCGAGGGCGTGGTCACCACGACCACCACCTAAGTCAGTTGACGGCTGCCGAGCTTTTCGGCAGCATGTGGTGAGCAATACCGGCTTCGCCACCGAGCAGCCCGGTCGGTGGAATAGGGCACGGCTCCTACCTTTCGTAGGACCGTGCCTTTTGCCGTTTCTGGGTGCTGGGCGACCCGCTCGTCGTAGGAGGAAGCACTCAAATGGCTGACCAACGCATCAAAGGGCAAGAGGTGTCGATCCTCGTCTTGAAAGACGGTGAGATCCAGCAATTCACCGACATCCAGTCGTTCGACTTCACGCAGGAGATGGAAACCACAGAAGAGGGTTACCTCGGCGAGAAGGCCAACCGGTACGACGACATGTACAAGGGGTACTCGTTCAACATCGAGATGCACAACAGCTCCCCTGAGCTGTTCTCCTTCTTGGAGGTGTTGAAAGACCGTGCTCAGCGCCGAACCCCAGGCGTGGTCATCAACATCAAAGCGACACTGAACTACCCGAGCGGCGAGCGTGCGCGTGTCATTCTGAACGACGCTTTCTTCGACTCGAGCGGCATCAATTTTGGTGGGCGCGACCAATACGGTTCCACCACGATCCCTGGCAAGGGATCCGAATTCCGCGTCATTTAAGAGCGGGACAACCCGAAGTAGAGGCTGGAGGCAGCACACATGAGCGGCAAGGAAGCACGACCGGTGTACGTGTTCAAGATCCCCGAAAAGCTGAGCGCGGCAGTGGGGATCAAACAGTTGGGCATGGTCGCCCTCACAGGCGAAGAAGAGCTTGCTGCGTTTGCGCGCGGCAAGAAAGACAACGCCAAGCTGGCAGCGGAGCTCGCCAAGACTTCGCTGGTGGAGTGCGATGGCAAGCCGCTCTCCTTGGGAGACGGGTCAGTTGACACGTTCTGGAAGACGAGCGACCCGCGCATTCGCCACCTGATCACGACCGCGTACACCAAGATTCACGCGGTGGAGGACGACGACGAGAGCGATTTTCTCAGCAGCCAGGAAGTGCGCCTAGCGTAACCTATCCTGGCTTCGCTCTGACGCTGGAGCGTCAACATGCCAAGCGCGGGAGGTACGACAAACGCATTTGGAAGCTCGTCGCCTTCCTCGCTCGGTATGGAAACCAACCAGCAGATGTCTGTTTGAAGATGCAGACGAACGACATGGTGAAGTTGGCAGACGCAGTTGGTGAGCTGTTGGAAGACGAAGCAAAAGCGGCAAACCCGAAGCGCGGTAAATGAGGTGGTTCGATGGGCGTGTCCATGGAGCAGCTTGTTGAGACACAGCTGAAGGTCATCGACGCAGCGACGGGGCCTCTCACCAAAATCGGTAAGGCAGCGGAGAAGACGAGCGGCTTGTTTGAGAAGCTGGAGGGGGGCTTACATGCCCTCCTCCCCGTTGCTGGTTCTCTCGGTGCTGCCTTCGGGATGCACCAGTTGATCTCGAACACCGAGGAATACCTGAAGCGTATCAAAGAAGTGAAGGACCTCACGGGCGCTACTGCCGGTGAGACGGACCTGCTTTTTTCCAGCGCGCGCAAAGCGGGCGTCGGGTACGACGAGATGCAGCGGGTGATGTTTCAGCTCTCCCGACGCGGTTCGATGCTGGAACAGACGATGGCCGCTTCAGCGGGCAAGGTGCCCGGTATGGCGGACAAGTTCAAGCGCCTGGGCGTGACAATGGACAAGGGCCCGGTGAAGGCAATCACCACCATGTCCAAGGCGGTGAAGAACGGGAAGCTCGACGCTGGCGAGCTCATGTCGCAATTTCGAATCCCGCCCGGGCAGGTCAACGACTTCAAAGAGTTCCTCGAAAACCTGGACGAGAAAAAGATCGCTGCTGCTGCGAAAGGTGGTGTCGGGTTGGTGTCAGACGACGACATCGATTCCTTCGACCGCATGGAAAAAGCGCAGCATCGAATGAGCGACGCCTGGACGCGCATGCAGGTGATGGTCGGTCGGCGGCTCATCCCAGTGATGGCAGACCTTGTGGAAAAGGTCGCCGACAAGCTGGAAAACGAGTGGCTCCCTGCTGCGGTGCGCTTCGGAGAGTTCCTCGGGAAGCACATGACCGAGATTGTCGGATTGGCGAAGACCTTCGTCGCGGTGATGACTGCAAAGAAGCTGCTCAACGTCTTGGAGAGCGTCACGAGTCCTGCCGGGCTCATCGGCAAGCTGGCTGCTGGAGGTATTGGGGGCGGTGCCAGCGGTGCGCTCGGTGGCATCGGGGCTATGGTGGGTCAAGTCGGCACCATTGTCTCCGGCTTCATGGCTGCCATTCCTGCGCTGTTGGGGATCGGTGCTGCTGTCGGCGTGATCTACCTTGGGTATCAGCGCATTCAGGCGAACGTGGATGGCATCAAAGATCGCCTGTTAAATCTGTGGGATTCGATTCGAGCTCGCTTTGAGCTCCTCGGGGAAACTGTCACAGGGATCTGGAATTCTATCTCTGGGATCTTCGGCGAAGGGGGCACCTTCACCGAGTTCATCGGAAAGCTCGCGGGTATTGGTTTCGAGTACCTCGTTACGGCTGCCGACCACTTCGTGCACGCCATTCAGACGGCGGTGAGCTTCTTCACCGAGCTCGGCGAGAACTTCAACTGGCTGATGAAAGACGTGTTTGGGGAGAATTGGTTGCATGAGCTCATCGTGGACCCGTTCCTTTCCTCGATGAAGGTAGTGGGTTCAGCGATCAGTACCATCATCGATTTCGTCATCGACAAGGCCAACATGCTGGGGAAGTACATCGGCGTCGAAATCAAGAAGGAAAACAGCATGCTGAACCTGCTGGAAGCTCCTTTCAAGATGATCTCCCGGCACTGGGACAAGACCCAAAAAGCCACCGAAGGGCGTGCGGCGCAACTCAAGGCCGAGCGCATGGCGGAGTCCACGCAGACGCACCGTCGCGACGCTCCAGAGAAGCGCCCGCCCCCCAACCAGTACGACTTTCGAGGCAGTCGCTTCGACATCACCCAGAAGTTCGCCGAGGGTTTCGACCCCGACCGCATCGCAGTGGCCTTCGCCAACGACCTCGCTTCCCTTGGCGAGATGAAGTCTCAGTCTGGGTTCGCCCCCGTCTTCGGAGCTCGGTAATTTCTCATGGGCGAACCCTCTACTTTTTCCATCGTGAACGTCACAGGGAACGAAAAGATGTCCCTGAAGCTCCGCGCTCGCGCGTTGCCATACAAGCCCTTCACAGTTGAAGGCTCGATGCGCGCGGACATCACTTGGTATCCGGGCAACGCTGTGGGCTCGATCCAGATGATGGGCGCCGAAGAGAAGCCTTCTTCGGTCAACGGCATGTGGAAAGACCGCTTCATCAAGTCGGTCACAGACGAAGGTGGTTTGGTCAACCCCACGGGCATCGCGCTCTACAACGAGCAGCAGGTGGCTGACGTAAGGGCCTTGGCGAACGCTGTGGAGCGTATTCGTTTGGCGGGGCAGCTCTTGAGGGTCGAGTGGGGGAACATCGTTCGAGAAGGCATTCTGAGCCGTTTTCGCCAAACCTGGCATAGGGAAGAAGACCTCGAATGGGAGATGGAGTTCATTTGGAACAGTCGGGGAGAGCAGCAGGCTCCCGTTACGCTCCCCCTTTCACCTTCTCCCGATTCTTTTGCCAAACAGCTTCGTGCTGGTTTGGACGCTCTGAAAAACGCGCTCACCCCACCTGAATTTCCTGTGCTGGAGGAGTTTTCAGCAGCCATCGATACAGCGGTCCAGGAAATCGATGATGCGGTTCTGGAGGTAGAAAACGCGGTTAAGAACACCGTGTCACAGATCACCTCCCCTCTCGATGCAGCAGAGCGCGCACTGGCAGCTACAGAGACCATTGCCACGGCGGCTTCTTCAATCGTGACGACGTGTGCTTCGTTTCCCCCGGTAGCGATCGTCAAGACCCAAAATATTCTCACCCTCGGGCTGAGCGATGCATTGGTGGCCAGCAATTACATGCGGGAGATCGCAGAGGAAGCGAAGGACATTCAGCTCACGGCAAGCGACCAGGCAAACACGCTCCGCACCACAGCGCGCCAAGAGACGCTACTCGCCAGCTTTGTCGCACGAGCCCCGATTGACCTGCGCGACGTTTCGCAGAAGTACTACGGCACCCCCGACGAATGGCGGCGCCTCTTGCAGTACAACGACTTCGAAAGCTCAGAGGTGGCAGCAGGCGACCTTGTCTTGGTACCGAAAATCACCTTCGCTGATGGGCGGGTGTGATGGCCATTTTTTACCCAAGCGTGGCCGTCAACCTCATCATTCGCTTCGATGAAGCGTTGTTGAACGGCTCGACGCCATCACCAAAAACGGCTACCGAAGGAGCCACTGCGCAGCTCGGGGGTTTGGGGTCTGCGGCTGCCAAAGCGGCGCTCCTGGACGGGGCCTCAGACTCCCTCACGCACGTCGTGGCACTTATTCCGAAGTCGGCAACCATTGAGCTCCCAACGTTCCGCCAAGCCCCAAAGTTCAACCTCACGTTCAGCTTCCGAGACCTGCCGATGGACCCTCGGGCCATCCGAGCCCTCGGGGTGGAGGTTTACATTGGTACGGTGAACGGTTCTGACTGGGCGCGCGGCATGCGGGGCGAACGCGACGGTGCTCGGTTGGCGAGCCAGATCGTGCTCAAAGACGAGAACATGATGCTCGCGGGCGTCGTGGATAGCCTAACTGTTGAGCATGGAGACAAAGGTTCAGAAGTGGTGATGGAGGGCAAAGGGCTTTCGGGGCTCTTGCTCGCAGCGAAGGTTGACGCGCAGCAGCTCAAAAAGCTCAATCTTGATCAGCCAATCAACGAAGTCGTTGCACAATTGCTGAGCATGGACGCCCAGGGGAAGAAGATCCCTATTCGCGTTTCGAGCGAAGACTGGCCAAACGGGGTGCCTAAACCCACCGCAAAGGAACTGGTAACGCGCATCAACAAGGGGCTCGACGGGCAAAAAGCGAACCTCCCGATGAAGGGCAACCCGAATTCGGTTGCAGTTTGGGATGTGATTACCAACTTCTGCAACGTCGTCGGGGCGGTGCCTTATTTCATCGCACACGAGCTTTGGATTCGCCCTGTGCGCAGCATCTACGAACAGAAGAACGCAGGCTATCTGAACTCTCCGCCGACACCATTCAAAGGCGGGAGGCCCCGCGACGTTAAGACCGGCAACACCACCACGAGCATCAGTTTTCGCAAGATGGTCTACGGGCGCAACCTGAGCTCGCTGCGCTTCGAGCGCAAGTTCGGGGCCACTACGGTGCCTGCAATTCGCTGTGTTTCTGTGGACACCAGCTCAACGTTCAAGGGCAAAGATCGTCTGCTTGAAGTGGTAGTTCCTGACCCTAACGACAAAGCAGCGCGCACGACCGCAGTAGACCCCTCAGGTAAGGCTTCACGCACGGAGATCGCAACCATTCCGGTGCCTGGAATCACAGACAAAACCCGTCTGCAAGAGATTGCCCGACAGATCTACGAGGAGATTGGGCGCGGCGAGCTTGGAGGAAACGCCAGCTCCAAGTCGCTCGCTTCGCTTGGCGGAGACAACGACGACGCGGATATTCTGCGCCTACGCCCTGGGGACCCTATCGAATTCTTGGTGGACGCAGCAGGAGTGCAGGGGCTACCACCTGTCATTTCTGAGCTGAACAGTGATGCTGCGGAGTCCGTACAAGAAGCGGTTGCCCGGGTGACGCAAAAGCTTGGCGGGCGGAAGGAGCTTGCGCAGGTGTTGGTCGGTACGGCTCGTGGAACGTTCAATGCCTTGCAGAACGTTTTTCGGGTAAACAACGTGCGGTATGGGTGGGACCTCGACAAGGGCATCACAGTGGATTTCGACTTCCACAACTACATCCAGGCCCGTTACGACTTGTCGGGAAAAACAGGCGATGGGGAAGTGGGTGACTTCACCTCCAAGCCCAACAACACCCAAGGCTACGGCACCTCCAGCGGGGGCTCTTTGGCATGACCTTGCGGCGCACACGCATTGGCACCACCCCCGATATGCTGCGCGTCAGCGCGGCTGTGGAGCGCCCGGGTATCGACCCTCGCATTTGGATCTCCATCGGTTACGCAGTGGGGGAGTCGAAACTCGACGCAGAACACGGGGACTTCGTAGAAGTGGTGTTGCTCCCTTCGCAGCTGGAGCTGACTTGCCGCGTGCCTCAAGACTACGCGGGAGCACAGTTTGGCTCGAATGCTGGGCGCATTCACAAAGACGACGAAGTGCTGGTGCTCATTCCAGATGGGGACCCCGCACACGGCGGTACGGTCATCGCGCGGTATTGGAGCGCCTCGGATAAGCCCCCAGCGCTGGCCACCAGCAACCCCAAAGACTGGGTGCTTGAGCTCGAAAAAGACCTCAACTGGCGCACCAAGCTCAATGGCGCGGGCAAAGCGTACCTGGAAGCTGAAACAACCACGCTTCAAACCGGGAAGGTACGCCTGGGTGCGGAAGACGCAACCGAAGCAGTGATCTTGGGAACGTCCTACCGCAACGCACAAGCACAGTTGGACACGCAGGTGAATGCGGCACTCGCGCAGCTCACGTCCGCTGGTGCGCAGATGGCGGCGGCTGCCCCGCTTTTGATGATTCCAGTGGCAGGCCCAATCATGGCTTCGCCGTTGTTCCTCGCAGCAAGTACGTTCATCACCGCTGCTGCGGCGCAGATGACCACAGCATTCACGCAGTTTGAAACTGCGCTTTCCGCAATCAACAACGGGCTCTCAGCCGTTTCGAAGACGAAGTAGGAGGCACCATGGCAGCTGTTTCTGTCACGACCGCTGAAGCTACCGCCGCTGCGGCGCTTCAAACGCTGCTCGCCGACGCCCTGAAAGACGGCACCAGCGGTGGTGTCACCATTGTTGCCCCAATTCCGCTGACGGCCATTCCTCAGTCGCTGCTGGACCTCTACAAAATCGTGGCGATGATGACGATTCGCGCATGCAGCCAGCTACCGGTTTACACGGTGGGCACACTGCCAACTGTCACCAATCGAACGGGGCAGATGATCTACGTCTCCGACGAAGCAGGCGGAGCTGTCCCAGCTTTTTGTGATGGAACCAACTGGCGTCGTGTAACCGACCGCGCAATTGTCAGCTAACCATGGCCGCGACCTACCTCGACTTCTCGGAGTTCCCTCTCAACGTCATCGCTGGCGTTCAGTTTCAGTTCTGCGTTACCGCCCGGAACGCTGACGGCACCGTAGACGCTGGGTTCGCGGGCACCGTGACGTTCACCAGCACTGATACGGGTGCCACCATTCCTGCTGCTTACGCTTTCACGGGAGGCGATGCAGGCACAAAGCTGTTCCGAGCACGGCTCATTTCCACAGGCTCCCGTCAGGTTGTCGCGACGTCTGGGGGGCTCACCAAGTTTACAGCCACGACGCAAGTGCTCACTCGCCCGCCTGGGTGGGGCTTCGATGATGAGGGCATTTTGCCCTACGGCGATGCGGCTGCCGGTATCGGCGCAAGCATCAGAGAAGCTCGGGCTGTTTCCACACGAGAAGTGGTGGTGACGGTCAGCAATTTGGTCCAAGACAATAGTCCCTTCCTCGAAGGCGATGCGTTGAACCCCTCCACCTGGGTGGTGCAGCGACTCGACACCGCTGAATTCTTGCATGTGGTGGCGGTGACGCAGACGGGTACCTACCAATACACCCTGCTTTGCCTCGAAGAGTTTGGTCCGGTTGGTGTCACGCACCGTGCGAGCTCGTCCAAGCTGAAGGATCTGGCAGGGGTGCTGATTACGTCACCTCGACAAGCGGACTTCCTAGGCATTTTGGACGAGGACAAAGACTCGTTCAGTGACCGCCTGGCGAAGCAGCGGGTGGCCGCGCGCGACATCGCCAACATCCAAAACCAGCGGAGCCCCTTTGAGGCTGCGACACTGCGCGTTGGGGCAGACGGGGACTACGTGCTGGAGACGAGCAAGAGCCTGCTCAAGAAGCTCATTTTGCGAAGGCTCATGACCACCCCTGGAGACTTCTTCCACCTCCCAAACTACGGGGTGGGAATTCGCATCAAAGAGCCGATTCCAGCGGCGGACCTCGGGCGCTTGAAGACGGCCATTGAGCAGCAGGTGCTTCGCGAGCCTGAGATTCAATCGGTCAACTGCACGCTCAGTTTGGCAGCCACGGGGGTGCTTACCGTGAAGGTAGCTGCGGTGGAGAAGGCGACCGGGGAAGAGGTCGAGGTGGGTTACAAGACGGAAGCAACAGGCGTCGTGTTATGAGGAGGCACTCCTTTGGCTGATTTTCCAACATTCAACGACCTGTTTCGGGTGGGCCGCGACGAGATCTTGCTTCGTAACGCGAGCATCAGCCGAGATGCAGTCGAACGCGAAGGCATGGACGCCAATGTCATCGTGGCGTCTTCGGCTGCTGTTGGCGACCAAGTTGTTGGGCAGCTTTCCAAAGTAGAAGCAGCACTGTTCTTGGACAGCGCAAAGGGTGCGGCGCTCGACCGGTTGGTGTTTGACCGGTACGGCATGATCCGAAAGCCCGCTGCTGCCAGCGTCGGCACGGTGCAATTTGCCACAACGCTCCCAGCGGGCGTGACCTTCACCATTCCGGTTGGTATCCGTCTTGCCACGCCTGACGGCACCCAGTTTGTCACCGACGAATCGGTCGTGTTCACCGCTGCAACGGTTGGTCCAGTAGCTTGCGCGGTGCGAAGTGTACTTGCGGGCGGCTCCCAGAACGTGAAGGCGGGCCAGATCACCAGCTTGGTCACTTCAATCACCAGCCAACCCTCCGACTTGGTGGTGAGCAACCCCTTCGCCACAGCAGGCGGAGACGACGCAGAAGACGACGACAGCCTTCGAGATCGTGCTCGACGCTTCTTCACGACGGTGCGCAGGGGCACGCTTGGAGCCCTCGAAGAGGCCGCGCTTGGGGTGCCTGGCGTGCGCAAGGCAAAGGCTTTTGAGGTGGTGGATGCCCTCGGGCGCCCCGCGCGGGTTGTGCAGCTTGTCATCGCTGACAGCTTCACAGAGCAATTCGTAGACTTCACGACGGTGCCGCCGCGCTACCAAGTGCAGAGTCAGCTCTTGTCTACGACGGTTTTCAACGCGCTCGCGGAGGTACGCCCGGCAGGTACATTCGTCGATGTGATTGTCGGCAACGTCATCCTGCAGAGCTTCCAGCTCGCGTTGTCGTTCAACGCAGGGGCAGACGTAAACAGTGCGGCGCTTCAAGCGCGCGCGGCCATTGTCGCTTACGTGAATTCGCTTGTGCCTGGAGCTCCAATCGTGTTGGAGGACGCATTGAAGCTGTTGGTGAACGTGCCTGGCTTGGCCACCAACGGGAACAACATTGTCAGCCCTGCGGGCAACGTTGTCCCTCGTGCAACGCAGGTACTCCGCACGAGCCTTGCTCTTGTGACTGCGATTTCGGCTCAAACCAATCAGCCAATCATCACCGGCACTAACCCGGACGCATACATTTTGGCTGCCTGATTCGGAGGCTGTGAATGGGAAGCATCACTCAAATTGATCCATCGCCAACTTGGCCGAACAAGCTTCGGCTCACGTCGGACACCGCACTCAACCCTGTAGGGTTCTCCGGCACCTGGGTGATTGGGAACCCCACCTGGGTGTTACAGCACTCTTTGAATGCGCAACAGGCAGCTCTTGGAGACAACCAAAACGGGCAGTTTCCAGTCATCGTTCCTGGGTCGTCCGACTTGCAGTTTGAGCTGGCATTTGGGCAGCAGGGCCCAAACCTTGGATCTGTGTACTTCGCTTGGAACCTCGATGAGACTTCGGGCACCACCTGCGAATCAGGTTCCACACCCGTCAACGACCTGACAGCGAACGGCGGGGACCCAGATGGTGTTGAGATCGTAGACGGTGCTTGGCAAAAAGCCCGTCGCTTCTCCGGTGACACCGCTGAAGTGCTTCAGAGCGACGCTACTCCAGGAGGCTTCGGCATCAATGGGGAGGCTGCTTTTGCAGCATTTGTGCTGCTCGAAGGAGGCCGCACCGACCCTGCAACGATTTGCTCAATCCAAGGCGACCCTTCCAACATGGCGGACGGCGCGGATAACGAGCAGTTTCGCGTCCAAATCGAGACCGATGGGACCATCACTTGGGCCTGGGAACACGGCACGCGCGTGCTTGAAACTGGCACCACGACCAGAGGTTTGCAGGTAGGGCGCGGTGTGTTTTTGATCGTGCGGCGCGATGGCAGCAACGACGTGTCGGTCATCGTGAACGGTGAGGTGTGGCAGACGTGGACAAGCGTCACTCCGCCTGATGGGGGCGACTCCGCCGACATGCGCATTGGGCTCGGACGCCAAGCTGTGGACACGGTTAACCCGTTCAAGGGCATCATCGATCAGCCACAATTCGTTGCTCAGTCCCCGCTGAACGACACCCTCATTGCGCAGGCCATGCGCTTGACCGTCATGCCGATTCCCATCAACGTGCCGCTGTCCACCCAGTCACAGAGTGGGTTCAACGACATGGGCGGGAATCCCTCGACGCCCGGGTTTTTTTACTTCATCGCCATGGCTGCTGAGTACCGCACCAAGGGCATTCTCAACACACCAGCAGCAGACTACGAATCGCTTGCGGTGCCTGATGGTTCCTCGGATGCCGTGGGCACTCCGCCAACTGTAGACGGGTTCAGCCCTGCTCTCGCGTCTGCAATTACGTCGGTGCAACCCATCTCATTCGATGTGACACGAAATTCAGGCTCAGAATTTCGACGCATCGTCGTCATGGTGTCGTTCCCATTCCTCGACATCTATGAAATTGCGCACGACGGAGATGCATTTTCGCAGAACTACCCAGCGCTGGTAGGCAACGCCAAGGCGACGGTTTCGGCTGATACCGAGTACCACTTCACTCTTCTTCGAAAGGAAGGGTGGCCAGCGAGCCCTCGTATTAGCGTTCTCGCCATCGACGACGCTGGAGGCATCACCGACATCACCTCTGTTATCTACGCTTGGACCCTGATCTAAAACCCCGATGACGACAGCCACCAAATGGTCGTTACTCACCCCACCAACCTTGGTGGGTAGTACCACTACGGCTGCGCCTTCCTTACCGGGTCCCATTATTGGGTACACCCAGCAGGCACTGCTCGACATGTTCGATCGGCTGTTGCCGGACCATTACCTCACCCCGCTGAAATCACCCGGGCCTGGGTACGAAGTCTTTCAGATGCTGGCAAAGGTCGGAGAGCGGTACTCCCTGTCGGTGGAGCGTTTCGCAAGTGCCGCATTCATTTTGTCGGCAGCTGGTGGAGCGTTTGCGACTGGTTCGGTGGAGCTCTATCGAGCAGCCCCTCACCCAGACGGCATTTCTGTCACGGTGAAAGCAGGAACCATCGTGAAGTCGAGTCGTGGCGGGCGGCGCTACCTCACCACGGCTGATGTGCTTTTCGGTCCCACGGACTTGGGTCCGTTCCTGGTGGGGGTGAAAGCAGAGGCTCAAGGGTACGAGTACAATGAGCCCGGTATTCTGGTTACGCCCAGCGGCATCTCCCTCGAAGGAGAAATCGATACCATCGACGTGCTTGTTGAGCAGTCTCCCAGTCAGCCGCTCGCCAATACTGGTACCGCGACGGTGACCTTCGGGGCGCCGTCAGGCGTAAATCAGCTCGTGAGCAGCATGACGGGAGCTTCATTTTCCCCAGACTCCGTGGGGCGTTTTGTCACCTTCACGGGGGCGGCCAATGCGGCCAACGATGGCAACAAACCCATCGTGCAGTACGTTTCCGCTGAATCGGTTTGGGTGCAAAATGCCCTCGGCGTTGCTGAGGTTTCCACTCCAAGCGTCAATTGGCAGGAGTACTCTGCTGCGACGGACCTTGGCGATCTGACGATTCAGGTGCGGCAACCACAGCCGACTTCTGGCGGACAGGACGCGTCGCTCGACGCGCACGGTAAAGACCGGAACATTCTACGTGGCGTTGGTGAAGCCGACGATTCTTATAAAGGGCGCATCCGTGCGCTGCCTGACAACATCAGCCCCAACGCGGTGGATCGCGCGCTGCAGCAGTTGCTGTTCCCTTACGGGCAGACGTACCAATTCATCGAGACGTTTGATATCGCCTACCAGACCTGCTGGGACGCGCCACGCGACCCGATTCCTGGCAGCAACTACGACCCCAACCTCTTCGTTTACGACGACCCCGATGCGGACGCTGTGCCGTTTCGGAACCGCTGGCTCGACCTGAACGACATGCGCGGTGCTTTCGTGGTGGTGGTGCCTCTGTTCACTCCCATCAGGGACCAAGGCATGTGCTTCGACTCGACGGAGACCACGTCAGGGGACTTGGTTGGACCGATTGGTACGCGCGCTTGCAACGCCTTTGATGTACCCTCCAACCTTGGCTTCGGTTGGATTCAAGGTGCATGGGACGGGTTCGACCAACCGGTGCGAACGATCTACAAAACGACATACGACACGCTTCAAGGTATAAAGGCAGCGGGCGCGCACGTTGCCGTAGAACTCCAAGGAGAATAAGCGATGGCCGACGCAGCGTTTGACCGCATGGTGATTAACCCCCGGGAGCGCCCGCTCTCGTCTGACATCAACGAGCTCCAGTCAGAGGCTGCTCGCACCGCTCGCGAAATGATTCGTGCGTTGATGCTGCCGCACAACGTGGACCCTCAGGTGGTGAACAGCAGCTTCACCCCGGTGAGCGGGTTCCATGGCGACGGATTCTACGTGACAGCTGGCGGCGCCCTTACCCACACCATCAAAGCAGGCTTGGGGTTCATCTTCGATGCGGGAAGCACTGCAACAGACATCGGGTCGGTTTCAAAGCTGGACGATCGCAGCCCGTACTACCCGGTGTACCTCTCGGCAGATCAGCCCATCTCCAGCCCAGCGGCCCCTGGCGTCGGTCAGGAGCGTGTGGACATCATCGAAGTCGCTCTGGACCGTCGCCTGGCTGACTCTGGCAGTCGCGATGTGCTGGACACCGGCTCAGGAGTTTTCACCCCAACGCTGGTGATGAAGACCCTGGCGTACTCGCTGGACGGACGCACAGGTGTCGTCACCTCGCCTTCCAATTCCACCACGGGCATTGGGTTGAAAGCAGGCGCTTCGCAAGCTGCAGGCACCTACGCAGCCTCAAATGGCGTCACCGGGGTTCCAACTGCTACCCCCGGGTACACGATCATCGCGGTCATCTTGGTGACCAACACGGGCGCGGTTGTCCAGGGCGACGTGCGGGACACGCGTTTCTTGCTTGCACCGGATGGCGTACACCGCTGGGGCTTCGATCTGCTCCAGGTGCCTGGCTCCCCCAACGACACCTTCACCATCGCCAACTACCCTCCAGCAAGCGCCGGATTCCGCTTTGGCTGTCATCAGACGGCCAGCCCAAGCAACGGTGGAACGATTCGCTGTTACGTTTTCGGGGGCCGCATCAACACGCAGAGCGGCAGCGTTGTCACTGCGATGAACAAGGCGGGCACGGTTGCCAATGCGAACCGCTTGGTGCGTATGTCTGGCGTCACAGGAGGTTCCGTCACTTCAGCCATCAAAGCAGCCCTCGTTGGTGGTGGTACGACCAACCTCGCAGTCGCCATCGGCCAAGAGTACATTTCGTGGGAAATGGACGCGACTCGTCTCATCGACGTTGGTGACCCGAGTGATGCCAACCGCATCTTCCACGTCATTGGATTGAGCAGCCCCCGGTAAGGAGCAGGTAAATGCCCCAGGCCCTGATCACTATCAACGCCGTTGTGGGCAGCGATACCGATCTGCCCATCAACACGCTCGTCCAGCTCGACAACACCAACAGCGGCGGGGAGCTAACCTACACCTGGACCATTCTCGATCAACCCCCCGGTACCGTGGACGTGCTGTCTTCGGTGTCGGTACAAAACCCGACCTTCACGCCAAAGAAGGAAGGCACGTACCTGATTCGCCTCATCGTGAATCAAGGCATGGCGTCAGAACAAGAAGACCGCGTGGTTGCGGCAGTGGTCCAACTTAAGACGTTGGAACGCATCCCCGCCGCTGGTGAGACCACAGAGGGTGACTCCTCTGACGGTTGGGCAACGGCGATGAACGCCTACATGCGGCGCATCGACACGCTGCTGGGGGACCCCGGCATCTTCGTCGGGGTGAACGCCAGCGGCGGTACCCTTTCACGCGGCAACGTGCTCCGTGCCACGGCAAGCTCGACCATCAAGTCGGGGCTCCCCGGGCAGGAAGTCGTTCCTGGGTTCAGCAAAGCCCTGGCAAATACCCTCGCGCAGGTGGACGAGCCCCTCGTCGTTTGCGAGGGCACGCTCAGTGGTGGCAGCTCCGTCGCCAACGGGGCGCTGATGAAGGTGCGTTTCCTGGGGCGCTACGCTGGGAATACCGGTGGCGTGGCTGCTGTCGGGGACCCCGTCTACGTCTCGGACACCGGCACCATGAGCCTCACTGCTGGCACCGTGCGCCGCAAGGTTGGCTCTGCGATGACTGCAGGCGCAACCTACGACGTTTGGTTCGCGGGCATGGGTGGTGAGGACATCACCCCAATCGACCGGGTCTACGTTGTGCACGGCCCCCCGGGCACGTTGACCAACGCCATTCGAGTTGACGGTGGCAACGCCACGGGGCTTACCACCCCTTTCCGTGTCAAAGCTGGTGACGCTGCAACTGTCCCGTTCCAGGTCCAGGGGTTCCTGGCTGGAACGGATATGCAGCAGTGGTTGAACTCGGGGGGCTCAACCCTCGCACGAATGACGAACGCGGGAGACCTGGAGTTCGTGGGTCGAAACGTTCTCATTGGCGTCACCACGAACAACACTTTAGGGTTCCTCACCAACAACGTGGAGCGCTGGCGCGTTGCCGCGACCGGTGAGCTCCAGGCACAAGGTGCCGATCGAGCAATCCAAAATGTGCTGAATCCGGTGAATGCCCAGGATGCAGCCACCCGAAATTACAACGAGCAGTTCACCGCACGCAGCATCCCGCCACGCAACTTCGTGTTGAACAGCGACATGCGTTTCTGGCAACGCGGGACCGCCGCTGTTGCACTAACCACTGGGCGTGTGTATCGCGCTGACCGTTGGTACGCCTTCGCCGACGCGGGGGCAGGTTTGAACAGCACCAACTCGCGGCTTGTGGCTGGCGGCGTCAATTACAATCAAATCGAGCGTGTGGTCGGTGAGACTCACGTTGGGGCGAAGTACCTCGTCCAGGAAATCGAATACGAGGATGTGACCCACCTGGTAGCTGCTAACAACAACAGCGTTGCCGCCTCCGAGCTCCCCATCACGCTTCAAATTTCAGTGGCAAACGGAATTGCCAACACTGCAGGCAGCATCGTCATTGAAGTGCGCAGCGGCACGTCCGGGATCTACGCGACGGGGTACGTGGGCGACACGCTCTTGGCTACCCAAACTGCTGCCGCGCTCGCCGGAACCTACGTCTTGGAGATTCCTCCAGGGACCATTCCGACGACTGCGACCCGCATCGCGGTCATCATGAAGTGGACGCAGACGGGTGTCGCAGTTGCCAACCAAGCGGCCATCATCACCAACGTGCAGCTTTGCATTGGGCGCCCCGCTGGCCCGGCTGGAACGTCGCCTACCAACATCATTCCCGCGCCTAACTACGCGGGCGGTTCGTTCCAAGGGGAGCTCGCCAGGCTGCAGCGGTACTACGAAAAATCGTATGATGTGGATACCGTGCCCGCGACATTGACTGTCGTGGGGCAACAGCTGGCGAGCGCTGACGCGAACACCGTCATTGAGCAGATGGTTCAATTTCGTGTGACCAAACGCGTGGCGCCCACGTTGACTTTCTACAACCCTGGGGCAGCCAACGCGAACTGGGTGCATGCTGGTGGGGCGACTGGCATCAACCCCATCAACATCAGCACACGGAACTTCGACCCAGATTTTACGGGCGCACCTGATGCTGTTGCGGCAGGAACCTTCATTCGCGGGCACTGGGCAGCAGACGCGGAAATTTAGGCCACTGGAACGGCTTGTGGTAAACCCGCTTACAGGAGGCTGGAACCCATGGAAGCTGTGAACAAACTGAGTGAAGAAGATCGGCTGAAAATGAATCTCCTGGCGGAGCGCGGACAACGCATCGCAGCGGAGAAAGCAAACCTCGGGCTTGTCGCGAAAGCGCTTGACGATGTGTCGCAGAAACTGAACTTCGAGAAAGCGGCGTTCAACAACGAACTGCGCACGAAGTACAAAATCGAAGTGAACGATGAAGTGGACACCACCACGGGCGACATCCTTCGTGCGAAGCAGGAAGCGAAGCCTGCTGCACCGGTCGTGCTGGTGCCCGAAGCTCCCAAAGCCGAAGAGACGCAGGCCAAGAGCGCATAAGGCGCCCTTCACAAGGAGTGATGCATGGCTGTTCCTGGTTCATCGACACCTTCCGCCGCGTATGGGGCGGTGCAGTTAGACGTCACAGCCAAGCTTGTGATGACCGCTGCTCAAGCCATTCCACACAATACGTTGGTCGTCCAAAATCTTGGACCTGACCCTATCTACCTCGGATGGGACGCCAACGTGACGGAGGCCACTGGCATGAAAGTGGCCCAAAACGGTGGACTGTTCCAGGTGGACATCTGCCGGGACGACGCCAAGGGCCCGTTCCTTTACGGCATCGTCGCTGCGGCAGGGGCACTTCAAGTGACCCCGCTTGACACGAGGTTCTGGGCAATTCGCTGATGAGGTAGGCTGCTTACGTGGTCATCGACCTGGTGGGCATACTGGATGACGGTTCGGCATACGCCCCGGGCATTCCTTTGAACCCACGTAAGCAGCTCAACATCCCCAAAGGCGGTGACGTCACCATTCGCCTGTCGGTGTTCACCCCCAACGGAGAAGCTGTTTCGCTCGCGTCGCCTGTGGCGCTCGTGTTGACGGTGAAGAACCGCCCCGAGGACAGCGCAATCTTCTCGCGCACGCCAACTGTTGTCGGTACCGTTGCTTCATTCGCAATCACGCCTGCGGATATGCGCCAGCAAGAAGCTGGCTTTTACGTGTACGACATCTGGTTGACTGACAGCGGTGGCAAGACGAACCCGGTTGTGCCACTTTCCCCGCTGCAGCTCCAAGCTGCCTCTCGCGCCGTACCTTGAAGGAGTAAGCCATGGCCCGTACCCTGCTGCGCAACGCGACGTCGGCTCCAGTCGTCCTTCCGTTCCCGTTCCAGCGCGTGTTGGGCCCTGGTGTTTCTTCGATCATCCCTCAAGAAATCAGCCTGGTTCAAAAGACACTGGGCGGAGAAGGGGCACTGCAAAACAGCGGGCTCGTCGCGTCTGTCGTTGCTGACAGTAATCCAGCTGACCCGTTCTTAAACCTGTACGTACCGGACACCGGTACGCTTGCTGCCCAGACGCTGAATGTTTCCACCACGGGCAACGACTTGATGGGCGATGGCAGTGTGCTCAAGCCGTTTGCGACGCCTCAAGCGGCGCTGGACTCACTCCCCAAGCGTCTGCGTTACCTGGTGGACATTGTGCTGGGTGAAGGCAACTTTCCAGGCTTCATCATACAGGGATTTACTTTTGACCCTGCCAACGCGTCATTGGCCTGCGGTATTCGTATGCGGGGCACGTTGAAAAACGCCACGCTCGCAGCAGGTACTGCTACGGGTACTTTCAGTTCTGTCACGACCGGCAATACTACTGCCGATGTCGTGTTCTCGACGGTGACTGATTCAACCCAGACCTGGACGGTCAACGCGCTCAAGGGTTTGTTCCTTGAGGTACTCACCGGCACCAGCGCGCTTTCCATTGTCCCCATTCTGGCCAATACGGCGGATACCATCACTGTCCCAGCGACGACTGCGTTTGGTGCTGCGGCTGGTACCTACGCAATCCGTGACATGGGTACGGTGATCAACACTGCTGTGGCAGTGGGCGCAAGCATCCCTGCGTCGAATGCGTCAAGCCAGGTCCCAACGCCCATCTTCGCCTGCGCGGCGATTCAAGGAAATGTTGGCGGGCCGTATGACCTCACCCAGCTACGAATCGAGCAGATCAAGTTCAATCCCACCGGCACTTTGGCTACTGGTACAGGTGGTTTGTTCGTCAAGAACAACCCCATCGTGGTCAACCGTTGCTGGATCGGCGACGGCGGCGCAACGTCTGGGCGCCCGGTGGTGTGCATCGGTTCTGCAGCGGGCACGAGTACGTTCTCAAACTGCGTCATCAACCCCACGGTGAACTCCAGCAGCACGGGATTCACGCTTTCCGGCTCTGGTGCAATTGCAGTCACCAACTCGTTGCTTTCGTCGCTGGCCGCGATCAGTCCGTTCTCGATGGTTACAGCAAGTGGCACCATTCAGCTTTCAGTCACCCTTTGCCAAATTGACCGCACTGGCTTTGGAATCACTTGCTCTGGGATATTGCAACTGTCTGTTGTTTCAACCCGAATCGAGCAACCGAGCAATCAGGGAGTTCGATACCGCCCGTCGCAAGACCTCGTTGGTGGTTGTGGTTCCGTCAGCCTCAGCAGCGTAGCCGTCAACAACATTGCGGCTTCAAGCGCCTTCGCGTTCCAAGGGCGCGTTAACGTCTTTGCCACGAAGCTCTTTGGCGGTACGAACCAAATAGGCATCGCCATCGACCGTGGGTGCTCGATGAAAATCGATGCGCTCTCGACCATCACTGGCTCGACGTCGGAGGTTTTAATTGACGGCGTCACCACCACGCTGGCTACGATGCGCAACGCTTCTCCGAAGATCATCACCGATCCGAATTACGGTACCTGTATCTGGGAGTAAGGAGCACACGTGTTCATCATTCCAATGAATCTCGCTGGCACGGACGCCAGCGGCACCCCTGGCGCTGCGACCATCGACAAACCCTGCGGTCGCGCAGCAATTGCTCTGGGGGCAGCCACGGTGGTCATCACCAATGCCTTGGTCAAGGCGACGAGCTTGGTCGTTCTCATTCCGATGGGGGCTGACGCGACGGGTATCAACTTGCGCTGTGCACCTGCGGACATCGTGAACGGGGCCTTCACTGCTCGCGTAGACGCAGCCTGCACGGCGGACCTGCCCTTCGGGTTTCTCGTCTTCAACACGAACTAGGTTGGAGGCTCAATGCAGGTCGGGAAGGATCACTGGCTGGAGGTAACAGCAGCGGGCCTACCAGTGGTCCGTCGTGTGCCTTCGGTGCGTACTATGACGCTGGAAACCCCAATGCCCCTCGGGTTGGTGTGGCATTGGACAGCGGGAAAATGTGTGGCTCCTGGGTATGCCACGGCGCTCGCCGAAGAGATCCGCACCTACGACAAGACCAGAGATCGTCCCGTGAGCTGGCACGTGCTTATCGCCAAGGACGGACGCATGTTCCAGTCGGTGCCGTTCAACCAAGGCTCTTGGCACGTCGGGCGCCCGGGCCGCATCGGTGGCGCTCCGCAAAAGACGAATGGGTTCTGGAACGCGGCCACCTTCCCTGAAGGCAAGCTCTTTGGAAATATCAACCGGGCCACCATTGGCGTTGAACTCGAGAACGCGGGGCGCCTGGAAGTCGTGGATGGAAAGTTTTACTGCTGGCCCTATTGGACCAACCCCACTGCACCAGCAGGCGCTCGCACACCAGACCCCACGCTTGAGCTCCCAGAGAGCCGCGCACAGATGATGGCTGGCACCTGGTACGACACCTTCCCAGCGCCGCAGGAGCAGGCTGCACAACGGCTGGTGCAGGCGTTGGCCATCAAATACAAGTGGTCAAGATCTGTTACTCAATACGGGCATTTGATGTTTGACCCCGGGCGCAAAGAAGACCCGGGCCCGCTGTGGCTTGAGCTCGCACTTCCAAGAATTCTGGACGGGGTGTTCGGCAAAGAGTAGGGTTTGGCCTGCGCGGTAGGGAAGGCTGGTTAACCCGCCAGGCTCATAACCTGGAGATCCTTGGTTCAAATCCAAGCTGCGCAATTGGGAGGCACCACATGAAGAAGCACTTGCTGCTCGCATTGGCCCTGTCCGTTTCGGTTCCCCTGGTTTCAGCAGCCCAAGATGCTTCGGTCGTAATGGATGCAGGCATGGCGATGGCCGCTGATGCCGGAATGGCTGCAACGGAAGTTGCTGGCGGAGTCCCAAGCTCTGGTGGTTTTTCTGCAAAGGCTTTTTTGGCAGCGGTCGAAGCCCGCAACGGTTGGTTGATTGCCGCGCTGATCTTGTTCGGTTTCGTGGGCGGAATGCGCATCGCGGGCCGAAAAATCCACGAGTTCATTCCAGACACCTCGATGTGGGACAAGCCGTTCTGGTTCTTGTTCGACACCAAGGTGGGCGGGTGGTTGATGAACTGGCTCACGGCTATCGCGGGCGCACTTGGCACCGCACAAGCTGCAGGTGTGCCCGTGGATGCGCATGCGTGGCAAATTGCCGTGCTGGCCTCCACCTCCGCGACCACCCTCATTGAGCTCTGGGACGACGTGTCTGAGTGGCTCGCGAAGCGAAAAGCCGCGAAGGAAGCTGCTGCAGCGGTGCCCAAGGAAGTCAAAAAATGAAGGTGCCTGTTCCTGTTTCGGGTGTTTGGCTCCGTACCGCTGGTAAGGACCCCAAGTACCCGAACATGAAAAAGCTGGAAGTCCTCGCTGAGGTGAACGGGACATGGCGCCTGCTCTTCGCTGAGCTGGTGCCCGACTACGAAGGCGAGATCTCTCACATCCAGGAAGGCAACGGCATCATCTTGGCGCCCCCCGACCCACTGTCCATCGTGATGCAAAGCGGGGTCGAAGCGCGCGCATGATTTACGCCCTGTTCGCCAGTTTGGCTGCTGGGGCAATTGCGTGTGCGATTCTGGCGAGCCTGTGGAAGGGCGCCCAAGCGGCGCTGGCTGAAGAAAAGGCTGCGCACGCCAAAACCCAGAATGACCTGATGGCGGTCACCAAAGGTTTGGAGCTTTCGGAAGCTTCCCGGGGGGATGAAAAGGCCCGGGCAGAGGCCATGGTCGTAAAGCTCAAACAGGAGATCACCAGCCTTGAAAACGACCTTGTGGCTTGCGGCGACCCTGACCTTGTCCGCGAGCGGCTTCGCCAGCTGCTCAGCGCTTAAGGCGCGCTGCCCGCAACCCCCTGTAATTACACTACCCCCTCAGGAGTGCCTTTTAGAGGCGCCCCCACCCCCTCCAAATGTGGCCATTCTAGGCCCCGACGCGGGCTGTCCTGCGACGTTCGTGGCTTGCCTGGACATGAGGGGCACTCAGGGCTTGGTGAAGCACCTGGGGCAAATGCGGCGCTGGCAGGACGAAGCTTGGCTTCGATGCGGCCCAAAGCCTGACGCAGGGGTTCCTGACGGGGGTTTTTAGCCCTCGACCCCGTTCGGGGGTTGAGCCAAGTGCAGCACCGTCGTGAACGGGTCTGCCACGTGGGTGCCGTTGACCTTCTGCGCGGCGGTGACCGGAGCGGCTTTCTCGCCCTTCTTTGGGATCTTCGCAGCTTCGCGGTGCTGGTTCAGCTCCTTCAGCAGAGCGAACCAATGCTCCTGGCGAATGATGACGACGGCTTTTTGGCCGTCGTCTTTGCAGTGGGCAATTGGGCGCACGGTGATGGGGGCCTTGGCCTTTTCGAGAGCTTCCTCAGCCTGCTCCAGCGCCGCGCGGTAATTCACGCGCTGGTGGTGCTTGGCTTCTACCCAGAGGTCTGGCACGTTCTCCACGTCAGGCGCGTCGTGGCCTTCACGGGCCTGCCAACCGCGCTTAATGCTCTCTCCGTAGATGGCGCGGTATTCGGCAGCAACCTCTCGCTCGAAGACTTTGCCTTTGCGGCGTGAACGTTTACCAGTACGGGACAGCTCAGCGGGGGACCGTTTGGACTTACCTTTTGCCATGGTGCTCAACTTTCAATAGCGCTGAGGATCTCTGGGAGAGCTCGGCGGCGGAATGGCGGCTTCTTCAAATTTTGCCGCTTCGGTGAGAACAACCTTGAGACCTTGAACAACACCCATGGCTATCGCGATGGAAAGCGAACGCGTATTGATGTCAGCGCCTTGGAGCTTGTAAAACTCCTGGGCGCAAGCATCGGCGATGCTCGAAGTCAGTGGGTCAAGCTGTATGGTTTTTGAACCCGTTGTTGAACTGAAGCCGCGCGTCTCGTCGATGAAATGTGATCTGCGCGTGGCCCCAAGGTACTCAGCTGCAGCAATGGCATTTAAAATGTCGAGCGCCTTCACGTCAGCCCAGCAAGCTTCGCTGCCTCTGCGTTGACTTCTTTGAAGTACGCCACGACACTGGACCACTGCACCCAGTGCCGCCCACCCAATTGCGTACCGTGGATCTTCTTCTCGTTCATCCACTTGTACAACGCTTGGTTGGTGTACCCGAGCTTTTCAGCAGCCTCGTGCAGTGGCACATAACCCTTTGAGCGCAGCTCCGCTTTGATACCTGTTTCGGGGATAGGTATGTCTTCCTTTGATTTCGTTCGTTCCTTACTCATGCGGCTTTCTCCTTTTCCTCGCCCAGGATCTTCAACAGCCCAAGGCTCATGTCCTTCGTTTTGCCCCCAGCGCGCTTGAGAGCGCGCCGAACCTTTTTCAGGTCTTCGCGGTTGTCGAATTCCAGCTTCAATTCGAATAACTTTGCTGCTGCGTCTTCTACGTCGTCTGCGTCGTAGTCGCTGGTCGAGGGCATTTCGATTGCCGACGTCATTGCTACGTCAACGTTCTGCGTCACGGCTTTCAGGAGGTCAGCCACTTCACTTTCTTCGTACCCCGTGAGCACGAGCTCTTTTGTGGACCACCCTGCGTCGTGCAGCTCTTTGAAGGCGCGCCCCACGCCAGTGATGTCGAGCTCGCCGCGCAATTTGTTCATCGCGATGCGCAGCAAGATCTCTTCGTGGGGCCCCTTGTCAGACACGACGCAGGGAATGCTGTCCATGCCAAGTTCTTTGGCAGCTCGGACACGATGATGCCCATCGATGATGCGGAAGACCGTACCATCAATGGGACGAACCAGAATCGGCTGGAGGAACCCTTGCTGTTTGATCAACGCCACCAGTGCTTCGTAGGCGTCATCGGTCATGCTGTTTGGGTTGTCGGGTGATTCTTCCAGCAACTTCGTGGCGATGTTCTGGCTCGTGACAAGCATCTGTGTGTCCTTTCACTTCGGTTAGGGGCGGGTCTCTTGAAAGAGCGCCCGGAGCTTTTTGGAGCGTGACGCCTTTCGATGCAAGTCGTGGTAGGCGTAGTAGACCTTCTTTACCGGCATCTTTGTTTCGGCCACGATCTCGGCGGGGCTGCGTTCACGCAGTACCAATTCCACTCCC